AATAAATACGAACGTCCTGTTTGTAATAAAATTATAAAAGAATACCACAAGAAGATAATGGATAAAATGAGAAATGAAAACTTCATTTATCGATTACCTTTTGGTATTGCTACAATTAGAATAAAGAAATACAAAAAGAAGATTAAACTATTAGATAATGGTAATGTAGATACAAAATCATTAACTATTAATTGGAAAGCTACAAGGGATTTATGGAAGAACAATCCTGAATTAAAAGAAAAAAAGAAATTCATATATTACACCAATGTACATACCGACGGTTTTCAATATAAATACTATTTTGATAAAACTACTACAAGGTTGAAAAACATGAGCGTGTATTATTTTAATGCTTCAAGGTTTAACAACAGAGCATTAGGTGATTTATTATTGAATCCTAATATTAAAGTAGATTATTTCGAGTAATATGTTAACAACTAAATACATACCAGTAGATAGAATCATTGAAAACGTGTATATGAATCACGGTTTCCAAAATGATTTTGAATGGACAGACGCTCTTGAGTGGATTGGTAAAGCACTTAAATTAATGAGTGCACCTGAAATATACATTCAGAAAGTTGAATGTATTACTATCGAAAATTATCGTGGTGAATTACCTTCTGATTTACTTCAGATAGATATGTTCAAAGAGAAGTCAAATAGTCTTCCAATGAGATATACTGGTGATCCTTTCTTTATAAATCTTCATTGTTCAGAATGTCCAAATCTTTCTTCATCATGTGATATAACATATAAATTAAACAATAATTATATTTATACATCATTTGATGAAGGTGAAGTTCTTTTATCATATACTGCATTTCCTGTAGATGATAGAGGATTTCCATTAGTACCTGATGATGAAGCTTTTGTTGAAGCACTTGAATGGTATGTAGCTTATAGAATAGCTTATAAACTATGGTTAAATGATAGACTGTCAGATAAGAAACTACAGTTTATCAATAAAGAAAAAGACTGGTACATGGGAAAAGCCATCACCAGAACTAAACGATTGACTAAAGATCAATTAGAATCTTGGAAAAACATGACATTAAGATTGATTCCAAAGATTAATGAACATGCTACTCAGTTTAAATCAAGAGGAGAGCAACAAAATAGAATCAATCATAATACAAATAACTTTAATCAAGGAGATAATACATAATGGCTGTTACTGGAAATACATTTAACAAAGGTATAAATCAAGACTTGTCACATATTAAACGTGGACAAGATAGTTATTTTCATGCTTTAAACTTTAAAATCGTAACTGATAAAGGCTCTTCAACAGGAGCCTTAGTTAATGAAAAAGGAAATAAGCTTGATTTCTGTATTCCAGATACACAAGGTATATTTAAAATCATATCTCCAGATGTTAATACCTTTTTAACAATCAATGGTATTACATTTCCTATTGCTGCTGGAAGCTCTATAATCGATATATACAATCAGATAAACAACGATGTTAATATACAACAGTTTATATCTGATAATGAATTTCAATTATATCTTCATGACGATTATGTTCTTATCGTAGGTATTGATAATCTTGATTTAACTGAGAATAATCCAACAACCGAAGTAGTTGTTACTGCTTTACAGGATCTTAAGATAATTGGATGGAATCATTTAAATGATAATATTATATTATTTACAACTTCATCAAGTGAAGAAAATCCAACAGCATCAGATGGTCAAATATGGTATGTAACATATGATGAAGATTTAAATGAAATTACAAACTTAGATGCTAACGGATGTTTAATTCCGTCTGTTCATTTAAAATATAATGGTAAATTAAACCTGTCTACTGAAAATGCAATAACTGGTTCTGTTGTTAGATATGAAAATTCTAAAATAGCAAGAGTTTATTGGACTGATAATTATAACCCTATTAGAAGCTTTAATTTATACGATCCAGAAGGATTTGATATATTACCTTCTGATATGGAATTAAGTCCAACAGTAGACTTCTCAAAGCCTCTATTAGTATCTATTGATGATGGAGGTGGTATTCCATACGCATCTGTCGTTCAAGTTGGTTATAGATTAATCTCTGGTGGTAAAGAAACTATTGTTTCTCCATTATCAGATTTAATTCCATTATACGAAAAAAATCCATTTACAGATGATTTTGAAACATTAGCTGGAAATGCACAAGGAGCAGGTCTTGCAAAATCAATAACTTATAAAATTGATGATATAGATACAGACTATGATGTTATACAACATATAGCAATCATATATGAATTTGAGAATGCTCCGCAGATATATATATTCAAGGAAGAAAATATACCATCTAATGGGTCTTTAACAGTTACTTTTACAAATGATGAAGAACTTCAATCATTAACAGAACAAGAACTTAACAGTCTAGGTTCTGAAATAAATATATGTAAAACAATAACTTCTAAAGATAATCGATTAATTATTGGTAATTTAAGAAATCAAAAGTTTGAAATAACTGATGAAGAATTTGATTCAAGAGCTTATTGTTTTAAAAACAATTCTGGTTCAACAATTGTATATGATAAAGCAGGTAATGCTAATACAGTTACATCTCCAGATTTTCAATTAAGTTATACACACGATGCTATTTGTCCAAGAAACTATAATGAAAGTAATTCATTATTTGATGATTTATATGTTTATCAATCTGATGGAGTAACACATGGAGGAGAAGGTAAATATATTAAATTCTCATTTACTTCTAAGAAAGTATTACTCAATGATAGAGGAAACAGTGTATATAACTCAGGTAACGATACACCAATGGTTGGCACGATTGCCAGAACTACATTACAAGAAGATTTTGGTACATCAGAAACACAAGAAGCTATAAACCAATTTGATTCATATAAATCTCCATTTGTACACACATGGTATGGTGGATACATGCGAGAAGAGATATATCGATTTGCTATTGTGTTTTACAATAAAAAAGGACAACCTTCTTTTGCTAAATGGATTGCAGATATTAAAATGCCACCATTTAACACAGCAACATTTGGAACAGGTTCACATCATTATACAAATGGTATTACTAACAATGGATATGGAAGTACTTCAGATAAACTACAAGCTAATGTACTTGGTTTACAATTTGAAGTTATTATACCTTCTGCGTTAGAAGATAAAATATCTGGATATTCTATTGTTAGAGCACCTCGCTTAGCTAATGATAAATCAAGATTTGGCGGTGGTATTATACATCACTGTACAGAAGATTCTGGTTATATGGAACCAAAGTTACCTTATGGTACTGAATCAACTTATCCACAAAAAAATATTGTAGGATTTGTTTCACCAACTACATTGTTTTCATCAAATTCTTCTGACTGGTCTTATAAGAACGGAGATTATTTAAAGCATATAGGTATTGCAAGATATAGTGCAGTATATCCAGGTACAAGAATATTAATTGCTGCAGCATCTTCTACATCATTTAGACATATACAAATAAGTAAAATTCTTGGTTATACGTCTAATCCATCAGATCAATTAAAATTAAATACTCTTGGAAGATTCCATTCAATATATAATATTGAACAAGGTGATGTATTAAACACTTTAGGAGTTGCAGGTTCTTATAATATAAGAAATAACGGAATGCAATTAGATGGATTAACTCATTCAAGTAATTTAAAAACTTGGTTTGGCTTAGACCAAGACTATCCTTTTACTGGTAGTGGAGTTATTCATGTTAACTATGCATCATATTGTAGAGATTTAATAAATCAATACGGAGGAAATTCTTATGAAAGTAGATCAAAACAAAGGTACATTAGTACTAATCATTTTGCTAATACTAATCAATCTTCTACTTTTAGAGTTTACGGAGGTGATACTTACATTACTTATTTTGATTATGAGTCTATAATTACATTAAATGGATTAACATCAACGTCTGATACTGAGTATTGTTATATAACAGTCTTCCCAGTTGAAACAGATATTAATACATATTTAGCATATAATTCAACATCACCTTCAGATAAAAGATTGTATTCTGAATTTGCTAATGATAATATACAATATACTTTACAGAATTATGTTTTAAATCCTGTATATACACAAGAGAATAATGTTAAAAAACAATTCTTTGCGAAGGACTTTTTAGCAGACCCAGTAGATGAACAACCATATACAATGTGGGCATCTGAAAAGAAATTCAATGGGGAGTTTACAGATTCATGGACTAAGTTTTTAACTAATAATAAAATTGACGTAGATGGTATTCACGGAGAGATTAATCGACTTGAAACGTTTAACGATAAGTTATTATTCTACCAAGAAAAAGCCTTTGGTTTAGCTTCTGTAAATCAACGTGTAGCTATTGGTAATGAAAACGGTTCTGAAATAACTATTGGTACAGGTGATGTATTAAATGATTATGTTTATATATCAACACACACAGGTGTATCTCAAACATCTGCTGTTGTGCCATCTGATAAAGCTATTTATCATTTAGATACAAGATTGAAGAAAGTATTTAAATTTGATAATTCTCCAAATCCATTGTCAGATATAAAAGGTTTATCATCTTATTTAGATGAATATTTAAAGCATACTCCTTTAGAATCTAAAGATAAACAAACTTCATTACTTCCATATTCAGTACATGGAGCTTACGAACATAGATATAATAGAGTTTTGTTTACAATACGTAATACAGAAAATGGTCCATTTGATGATGAAGATAGACCACCGTATAAAAATGCAACGTTTTCGTTCAATGAACTATTTGATTGTTTTGAATCTTTTTATTCTTTTGAACCTGTTCTTTATTTATCAACAGGTAGAAAGTTGTTATCAGTAGATTCTCAAACAGATAAACGTGGAAAAGTTTACCAACATGATGAAGGTGAGTATGGTGTTTTCTACGATGCTGCACCAGATGTGTCAACTATTAAAGTAGTTACAAATGGTCAGTCGCATGTAACTAAGATATGGACTAATTTAGAATTTAATTCTGAATGTTATGACGGAACCTCTAATGACATATACGATGAAACATTTAACTCTATACGAATTACTAATGAACATCAGGACACAGGACTGGTCGTACTTACAAGTCCAAGTACAATTAGACGTAGGTTTCGCACATGGAGGCATGCTATACAACGAGATAATAATTCAACGAACCAAGCGAGGATTAGAAATCCATGGATATTCACTGAACTAACTTTTAACAATAACGACAATAAGAGATTTATAGCTCATGATATTCTAAGTTATTTTCTAACATAAAATAATAACAATCATTAGAAAATAATAGCAAGATAATTTGTTTATCAAATTGTTTTGCTTTATTTTTGTATATTAATTTTTTAAGTAATTATGCAACAACCTAAACCAAAGAAACCACCTATCAAAGGATATGAGGATAACTTAGATTCTTTTCTTGGTGGACCAATTGCAAAAGCTCGTAAATTATCAAGTCAGAATCTATCACCAAATGAAGACCCAATTGATAATTTAAGACATGCTGCTGCAGGAATGTACACAACAGAAAAGTATGGTTCAATAACGGCTAATGCTTTAGGAGCTGGATATGAATTATACAAGCTTCCACAGAATGTTAAACATGAAGGTTTGGGTAACGCATTAATGAGTACTGCAGAAGATTTATTTAATAATTATGTAGGATCACAAGTAGGACGATTACCTGTACCGACTAGTTACAAAGAAGGAATATTAAAAGGTTTATCATATAATAATTTATTACCTGATGGTGTATCAATACCAAAAGGAAATATGTATTTCAAAAAATACGGAGGAGAAATGAATAAATATAATAACGGAGGTTTGATTGAATTCAATGGAGCTTCTCATGAACAAGGTGGAATAAAAATGCCATTCGGTGAAGTTGAAGATGGTGAAACTTTAGATCCAAAAGGACAATATATATTCCCTAATATAAAGTTGTATAAAGATCCAGCTAATCCAAAATTAGGTAAGGATTCAAAAACAGCTGCTCAGCTTTCAGAAGAAGTTGAACGCATTTATAAAAAACGAAAAGGTGATAAAATATCTGAAGAATCAAAACAGCGACAGCTTGATGCGTTAAAGCAAAGAGTTGAAAATGATCCTGGAATTCTTAAAGGTCGTGCTAAAGAAGAAAAAAATAAATTTACTTATGGTGGATTTCCAACTGTTGACACAAGAACGATGTTAGATTATCTTGGTTCACAAGATTATAACATGTATCAAGATCCTGTTGCTCCAGCAAATGATGGATACTACGGTGGTTACAGTCCTAATCGTAGAAGTCCTCATGCTAAAGGTAATCAACAATTTACAACACCAGTTGAAGGTGGTCAAGTTAGAACAGCATCTCAAGTTTTAGGACAACCTGTACCAGTAGATAAGAAAAACTTCCCACAAAATTCTGGTTTAGATTTCTCAAATCTTGCTGGAACAGCCGCTGGTTTGGCAACTAAAGTTAGTCCATTAGGAATGGGTTTAAATATGATTGGTCCAGCTGCACAATTGATTGGAACATTAGCTGGTGGTAAACCAGATCCAGTTAATTTTGAAAGAGTTAAATTACCAACAGTAGATTATGATCCTTTGTTAAATACAACTGAAAGACAAGCAAATATAGCTCGTGGAAACATTAGAGCTGATATTAGAAAAAACGCGCAAACATCTGGTAATGCTATTATAAATTCAATAGGTGCTGAGGCATTTATTGCTGGTGATACCGCTGATAGAGTAAATCAGATACAAATGAATGAGCGTAACCAAAATGCGCAAATCAAAGGTCAACAGAATCAAATGAATACTCAAATAGGTAATCAAGAACAAATAGCAAGACAACAACAAAGAGCTGCGTATAGAGATGCTATATATGGTTCTCTAACTGATTTAGGTAATATTGGAGCAGGTTATTTACGAGATGTTAATATGGCTAATGCTCAAGATGTAAACAATACAAGAACATTAAATATGTTAAACTCATTAGGTCTAAGATATATGTTTGACCCTATGATGAATCAACATGTAAACGGATAACATATGCCACGCAATAGATTTGAACAATATAGACCTAATAGTTACATGTCTCAATTTGTACCAACACAAATTGATGCGAATGTAGCTTTACAAGCTTTAGCGACAAGACAACAAGCATTTGATAATACTTTACAGTATCTTTCAGAATTTGATCCAAGAGTTGATTTTATGAACTATGATCAACAAACAGGACAAAAGATTAGAGATGACTATATGAATCAATTAAATACAGCTGCTGATGATTTGATTAACAATGATAACATTCAAGGAGCTTTAAAAAACTTTTATCAAATAAGAGGTAAATACAAACGAGATGCATCATCTGGTGATATTTGGGCATTGTCTCAACGTAAAGCACAACATGATAGCTATCTAAAAACTATAGAAGAGTTTTCTAAAACAAATCCAGAAGAAGCAAGAATTGCTTATAATACTTATTTAAGTAAAGTTCAACCTTATGGTAATCAACTAAGAAATGAAAGAGGTGATTATGTAACAAACTTTGAATCTCCTTATTTATTTAAAACACCTGATATATCTGAAAAGATAAATAGAATCGCAGATAATATTAAAGCTGATGGTTCGCCAATACAGTTTGATGGAGGTGTTGTTCAATTTGATAAATCTAATAATCAATGGTTAATGACACAAGATGGTAAGCAAACTTATGTGTCAAAAGATAAAGCTTACGCAGCAATTGCACAAACAATTTATGGTGATCCAGAAATTCAGGATTATTATAAAGCAATGAGTTATCATGGTTTAGGAGAACAAGCTGCACAAAATATTGAGTCAATGATTTCTGGTGGTGTTACTGCCGCAACTTTTTATGATACAGATTTAAAAACAAGTATTCATCGTGATCCTAACGATGAAGGAAGTAACGGTAATGGAAGCAATCCACCATTTAAAGGTGGTTACGTTCAAACTCCAGAAGCTGGACAACCATTAAATTTACTTGACAAATATGTAAATTATAATCAAGCTATTGAAGAAAGTAGAAAAATATTAGAAAGTGAAACTTCTTCAGAACAACAAAAAGTAGAAGCTAAAAACAACATAGCAATTCTTGAAAAAGCAGAAGGTGCATTTATAACAAACGCTGATGGTAAAAGTGCCAAAGGTGCAGAATTAGCAACTAAATTATTTGATTATGAAACATCACTTGCTGATGAAGAAAAAGAAGTTTTAAATTATGTTGAAAAAGTAAACGATGATTTAAAAATAGCAACAAAGGAATTAAATAATTCACAAGGAGCTGATGTTGAAAATATCTATCCGTTTCCTGGTGGTATATTTAATCCTGATAACTGGATTGTAAATACTCAAATTGAAAATGCTGCTCAGAAAGGTGCAAAGAATTCAGCTTTGAGTAAAATTACACAAATTACTAAATCAGATGCATATGTTCATGCTACAATAATGAAATCATCTGAATTACCATTAGAAATTGAATCAACTGATGAAATACCGACTGAAGTAATTACACGTGATGTTAATGGTGTTAAAGCAAGCCATCCAATGACAAAAGCTTCTATAATTTATAATGAAAAAACTGGAGATTACGAATATTATCCAAGTAGTAATAGTAAAGTAAATGCTATTAAAAATAAAAAAATTATAGAAAAAGATCAATACGAAAAATTAAAAGAAGGTAATGCGTTATTTAATTCTCAAGGTTATAAAGAATATGAAAATAATAAAAAAGAATATGATAATGAATTTACAAATTATTTAAAATCTTTTGAAACTAAAGCAACAGGTTATGTTCCTGTAAATATGTCGAGTGGACAAATGACTTCTTTTACTGAAAATTTAAAACGTGTAATAAATGCAGGTGAATTTAACGTTACAGTTCATAGACAAGTTGGAGAAAATGGAAAAGAAGAATTAACAAGAACTGGTTCTAATGATAAAAATAAAGAAGTACTTAGAAACGTATTAACAAACAATTTAAATGTTAAAGGTAACATGGTAGTTGACAATGTTAAATTAGATAATGCTACCAATGAAGTATTTTTAAAACTTGAATTTGAAACTAAAGAAGGAGATGATACTAAAATGAATTGGGTTGATTTAAAATTACCAATTAATTTTGATCCTAATGGTGCTACAGTATTTATCTTATCTCACTTGGGTGAAGCTGGAGAACAAGTTCTTGAAGAGATGTATAGAGGAGCTACAGGAGATACTGGAGCATCTGGTACAGATTTATATAATTCAGGTTTATCATTTAAAACAGAAAAAATCAGAGGACAAAACGGAGTTAGACCTGTAAACGTATTAACAAATCAAGATGGTACTCAATACACCTCTGAAAATTTAAGAATGGATTTACAAGAAATTGCAGCAAGTGATCCTGAATTAGCAAGTAAATTAGTAGGTCAAATAGAGAACAATGACTTTTTAAGAGGATTATACGAAAAGTATTTACAGACTGGTACATTGATACCATTAGCTGCTGAAAACGAAACAGAGAAAAGAATTATTTCTGGATTAGTTTATAACATACAAGAACTTAAAAATCAAATTAGCAACACACAACAAACAAAATAAAGATGAGTTTAGACCCAATAACACATTTAGAAGGAAAACCAATTCGCCCAGATTTAGCTTTTCGTACAGGAAAATCAGCAAGTAAAAATTCAATAGGTGCTGGTAATTATGATTCTAATTATCGTGATTATATTCAAGATCCTATATTCGGTTATGAAGATGTTGATGAACTTAGAGCACAAGCTCAAGGTGGTAAATTCTGGCGTGGTGCTGCACGTTTAGGTCAAGATGTTGTTTTAAAATTTGGTGAAGGTCTTGCTCACGTTGGTGGTGCTATTGGTGCTTCTGTAACAGGTGATGAAAAACTTTGGTTTGATAATCAAATGGTTCGTTTTTTAAAAGAAATGGATGATCAATTAAAGAACGAAAGTAGCTGGTTGAGCTTTGGTGTTGATCCAATATATAAAACTAAATTGTACAGTAATGGTAACTTCTTTGATAAAATAGGTACTGCTGAATTTTGGGGTTCTGATTTTTTAGATGGTGTTGCTTTTGCTGCTTCTGCTTTTGTACCTGCTGGTCTTGCAAGCAAAGCTGGTCTTATTGGTAAAGCTGGTCTTGGAAAAGGTTTAGCTAATAACATTAGAGGATTAAATAAAGCTTTGATTGATTCTAAACTTGGAATACAAAGCGTTGATAATGCAGCAGCTCTTGGACAATCTGTCAGAGATGTTTCTAAATTAGCTAATCAAATTGATTTAGGTGCTATTACATTATATAATACAATTAGTGAGTCTGGATTTGAAGGTAAAGATATTTATGATGATTTAATTTCTAAAGGTGTTTCTGAAGAAGATGCAGTACGTGCTGCATTTAATACTTCAATATCAAACATGGCTGCATTAGCTGCTTCTAATCTATGGGAAGCTAAGATGGTATTTGGTTCATTAGCAGATACTAAAAAAATAATTAGAAATTCTATTGTTGATGGTAAACTTGATAAAACTAAATTAGCTCAGTTTGCACCAAGTCTTTCTAAAAACTTAGGAAAGAATGTTTTAAAAGGTGCTGCTGTTGAAGGTGGTTATGAAGAAAACATTCAGTTTGGTATTCAAGAAGCTCAAAAAAGATATGCTACCCAAGATAAAGTAATGCTTGGTGAATATAACGATTGGCTTGGAGATTATGTTGGAAGCTTAGTAACTAACTTTGGAAAAACTGATGGTCAGACATCTATCTTCTTAGGTGCTCTACTAGGTTCTGGTATGTCAACAGTTGGCGCTGTTCGTCAAACTAAACAAGAACAAGAACAATTAGGTTCTCTTGAAAAAATAATTAACTATTCTGATGCTGTATTTAAATCAAATGTTTCTACTATTTATAAACTTGATAAACAAGGAGAAATCATTCGTGATGCAAATAACAAACCAGAAATAAATCAAGAAGCTTTATCTAAATTAGGTTTTCAAATAATGACTACAAAATCATTATATGATGAACAACTTGATTTAGCAAATAGAAACGATGCAGTAGGTTTTGAAATACTCACAGACTTGATTGCAGCTCGTTACGCATTAGGTATGTTTGGTCTTGACAGTGTATATGGTGAAGAAGGTTTAGATGTTTTAAAAAGCACTATGAAGCTTCATGCTGAAGAATTAAAAAAATCTCAACCAGAAGCATCTGATATTCTAAATAAAAGATTAGAACAAGTAGATAGATTCTTTAATTTATTTAAAGGTATTAAAGAGTCTGCAAAGCAAAATCCAGAACTGAAGAATATTGATGCTTCATTACAAGAAAAGATTCTGAAAGCTCAATACGGAGAAGCTGTAAGACAAGACAGCATTAAAAGATTAATTCAAGAAAACGAAGCAAGGAAAGATAATCTTTCTGGCATACCTCAAGTTGATGCTGCTGCTTTAAAAGATATTGATAATACAAATGAAGCTTTAAATAAAATGTTAGAAGATTCTAATAACAATTTTGATCTTCTGACTAATCCATCAAAAATTAAAGAACTTAATGAGAAAACAAAAGTTCCAACATTTGAAGATATAGAAACTAAAATAGATTCTAAAAAAGAAGAAATTAAAACTGCTACTGAAGAATCTGTAAAACAAAAACTTAATGATGAACTTGTTCTACTTGAGAATGAAAAAATAATCAGACAACAAGAAGCTGGTTTTGTTCACGGTATAGAATTTAACCCAATAGTGTATCAATATAAAAGACCAATACTTGATGTAGGTAGAAATGAAATTGAACGTGTTAATGATAGTGAATCATTTCTTAATGAACATTATTTCAGAATAGGTAAAGATCATATTGGTAAAGCTTCTTTAAATAATGCTTTTGACAATTATAAAGAAGGTAAAATATCTTTAGACGAAGTATTAGATATTGTTCGTAATGCAAAAATTGAAACAACAGATGGTGTTTATAACTTTGATGCTGCAACAAGAGATAAAGTTTTTAAATTTCTTGATGAAGCAAGGGTTTTAAACCAACAAAAAATAGATGACTTAGATGCTAAAATAGATAAAGTAGAAGAATTCAGTCAAGAATATATGCAAATACTTGATGAGATAGATAATTTAAAAAATATTGATAAAAAAATTGCAGATACTTATGAAGAAGTTTTTAATTTAAGTAAAGAATCAAATCGTAAAAAAAATACATTTAGAAATTATAAAAATAGTTTAGAATTTTCAAGAGCTGCCTATGGTCGTAAAATTCGTAAAGAAGCTGATATAATTTTTACTGAAGCTGGTCAAGATATAGAAAACAGTGATTACAGTGATTACCAAAAAATTAATAATTTAATTAATGTTTTAAATGCTCTATTAGATGTTTGGGAAAAAGATGGTATTACAAAAAATAAACATATTGCTCCAGTTGTAAAACAAATAAAAGAAGATTTAGTTAAATTAGAATTACTATTTCAAGTTGCTATAAAAAATAAAGAAGATCGTTTAATTAAACAAAAGAAATTTAGAGCAGCTAAAGCTTTAAGAATATATAGATCTTTGGATATTGATTTTCTTGAACCTCAACAACATTCAACTTTATTCAATGCTATAGAAAAAGTATTAGGTAAAGAAGAATTAAATAAAATATTAAAAGAAGCTGAAAATGCAGTTGATTATAAAGATTCACCAGATCCTTTGAATCCTATATATGGTGAAATTATTTTATATAAACTTCAGCAATTATCTAAGGATAGTAAAAAAGAAATTGAAGAAATACTTAAAGCTAAAATAACTTTTATTGAAGGTGTTCTTTCTGAATCATTTGAAATTAACAAAGGAAACGGTACTACTACATTAAATAAATTTATTAATGATGTTGGTTTATTTAACTTAGTTCAAGTAGAAGCTAAGAATGATAAATCACATCCATACTTTGTATTTCTTAAAGATAATGATCCATATTCATTTTTAGAAGCTTTAAAGAATTATAAAGACGAATCTTCATATAAATTTGAAAAAGATACAATCTTAGAAATAACAAATACTATTTTAGATTATATAAGTACATTAGAAGCTTACAAACAAATAACTTCTGATTTTAATATCAATGATTTATTATTATCATTAGATGCTAAATATAATGAGCTAAAAGAAGAAAATGATAAATCAATAGTATTGACTCCTGGAATACAACAAGAAATTGTAATTAATCAATTTTTAAAATTCTTTGATTCACAAAACAAATCTGTTGAATTTGGAAACTTCGCTTATTTAAAAGGTATAGCAGGTACAGGTAAATCTACAATTGCTTCTAAATGGATTTCTGATATTTTAAAAATGCAGGGAAAAATCGATGAAGTTATTGTAACCGCTGCTACTGAAAACGCAACTAAGAATATCAGTCAATCAATTCATGGTGATAATACAAAAGGAATTAAACTTGAAGATATAAAAACATATAATTTTGATCCTGAAAAAAAATATTTAATTATCATAGATGAAGCTAATGCAATTAATTTATCTCAAAAACCAGAAGCATTTCAAGAATTAGCTAAACTTAAATCAAAAAATATAACTTTTTTATTAACTGGTGATCCGACACAAATAACAGAATCTCAATTTCCAGAAATTGAATTTAAAAAAGAATATGTTAATATAACACACTTAAATGCTTTAAGTGTTCCTTATCGTTCAGATGTATCTTCAATTAATAATGCAGCCGATGTATTTCGTTCAAATTATAATAAAGTACAAGATGCTACATTTGAAGCTAATACTTCACTTGGAAATACGAATGCTCAAGGTGTTCACGTTGTAAATGATTTTGGTGATATTATTAAAAATTCTTCTTCAGCTAATAAAGTAATCATAGTTAATAATCAACAATCAAAAGATAAATATAAATCTCTTATTGATGATAAAACTCAAGTGATGACTTATGAAGAAGTTCAAGGACAAACGTTTGATGAAGTATTTATAGATTTGAATGAAGCTGAAAAAAATAGTTTCAATCAATCTTTTGATACTTATACTTTTAATACAGCAATGTACACTTCTATTAGTCGTGCAAAAAATCACGTTGTAATTAAACGTAATGGACAAAAAATAGATCACCACGTTAATCCAAAGATTGCTGTTACATCTACTGAATCAGAAGAAATGAAGGTTCAAAATGAAGAAAGATTCTACGGTCAGTTGTTATTAGATAATCAAATATTTAAATCTTTTGTACCTGATGCTAAAGGTATTGTTGTAAAAATTAAACAAGATAGTAAACCTGCATCTGAAGTAAAACCAGAGGATATAAAAGACACAGTAGAAAATGTTGTAATAAAAGATGAGGATGAATTTTTTGATACTGATGATGATTTTGAAGATGATACTACTGATGATGGTGCAACACTAAAAGGTCAAAGTTTAGATAGTGATGTTATTGATAATGGAAACGATCCAGATCTACCAGTTAAAGTTGATCTATTTGACCATGAGCATGTTTTAGCTTTTCCAACTAAAAATAAAATATACGATAATAAAGGAAACCCTTTAGTTAAAACTGGGAACGATGTTATATATGTTAAAGCTAAATACGAAAAAAAATCTCAACTTTTAGTTTTAGCTAAAGTTCGTGATACTGAAGATAAATGGGCTTTGATTGGTATTGTTAGTGAAGAAGAATTTAAAACTGATTTTGGTAAACAATTACTTGAAAAATATAATAACGCAAAATCAGTAAGATTAAAAGATGAAATTTTTTCAGATGCTGGTGTATTCACGATACCTTCATCAGATATGTCTAATGTTATATTAGAAGGTAAAGTAAATATTGCAAGACCTTTGACTTATATATATAATAAAAATAAAAGAGTTGAAAATCCTAATATTTCTGATATTGTTAATCAATTTGTAAAAGGTTATTTCATTAAGGCAGGGTTAAAACCTTCAGTTGGAAAAATCTATATGTGGATACCAGCAAACAATCAGATATTACCAAACAATGTTAATGCTTCTGATTTACAATTAAAATCAGGTATTCCTTATTTAATATTTGAAACTCCAGGTTATAAGCCACAAGCTATACGTTTAAATGCAAGAAGACTTAAAAAAGGAGATGATGTTGTTAAACCTATATTAAAATTTATTGATGTTGTTGAAAAACTTGAAGCAGCAAGTGGTTTAAAATTAAGTACTAAAGAGTTTAGAGAAAAATTAGAATCATTCAAAGATAATTTTACAATTAGTCAATCATATCAAATTGAAAAAACTAAAGACATTGTAAAAGATCCAAATCAAGATTTGTGGACTGAACTGTTCTTACTTGTATATGGTGTTGAACATGAGAAGCAAACTGTTACTGAAGAAGAATATGAAGCTTCTGAAGAATTAAAAAATGATTACGATCTTATTAAAAGTAAAAACAGTAAATATCATAAACTCATAGGTAAAGGTGTTGATGGTAAAATAAAATATCATCCTGTTATAAAAATAAATCAAGGAGAAGCATCTAAAGCACTTAATAAAATTGCTAAAGCAAATTCACATCATACTAAAAATAGAGTAGCAGAAGATCCTAATATTTTTAACACTTCTCATTTATCTTTAATTACAAGATATAAAGAAAAAAATAAAGATCGTGTTAACATTAAAGGAAAACCATTAGTAGGAAAAAGTACAGATGAATTTGAAATATTTGGTTATACTAAAAGTTATTATACCTTTTTAAAATCATTAGCCAGAAGATATGATTTACAAAGAGATGGTAAACCTATTGAATTTGTTTACATGGGTCTTGAAAGATATTATAGACTTAAAGGTTCTGGAAATCCACAACAACAATTAGAAGCTCAACAGATGGTTAAAACTATTCAGGATGATATTAAATATCTTGAAAAAGTATTTACTACTGAAGTTTTTAGTACTGAAGCAAGTCCTTTATTTACACCTGAACAATTGAATGAGAATAGAATTGCTCATAGCGGAGTTCTTTCATTAGATGTTCTTAAATCAGCTTTCCAATTTGATTCTAACGGTATTAGTTCTTTAAGAGGAGGTAGCTATTTACGTTTACCTATTAACCGTGCAGCGTTTAATGAAAAAGGAAAAACTTTATTTGATGATTCTTTAAATATAAATAAAAACGTAGAAGCTGAATTAGCTCCAATGGTTGAAACTTATTTTGATAGAGTTTTACCAACTAAGATAAGTGTTACGTCTAAACCAGAAGAAGTTAAACCTTCAAGTCAACCATCGGCAAAACCAATAGTTGAACCTATAATTACAGATCAACCTGTTGCAAATCAACCTTCAACATATAATGAAGCAATCAATAGTATTATAGAAAATAACGGAGAGTTCTCAGTTACATTCTTAAATAAAGATTCTCAACCGGTAACTTTTAAAAGTAATTCTAAAGAGAATCTTATTGAAGAAATTGATATGTATTTTGAGGATACTCAAGGTAAAAAACTTTTAACTGAAGATAGAAATACATTCTTAGGAACTGTTATAACAGAAGAAGAAGCTTATAAAATAGCTAAAAGATTATTTCCTAAACTTAAAGATAATGATTTAAAATTTGTTACTCGACATGTAATGTCTTCTTTAATTAATTTCAAAAAGAATGATGTTATTGGTTTAATGAAAAATGGTACTGTCTATGTTGAAAAGATCATGGATGGTACTAAACTAAGTGTTCATGAAAATATTTTACGTCATGAGATTTTCCATAAAATTTGGAATTATCATTTAACACCACAAGAACGTAATCAATTAACTGAACAACTTAATAAGCAGTATCCTGAAACTAAGCAAATGAACTATATTGAAATGGAAGAGTTCTTAGCTGAGAAGTTTCAAGTATATACTAAAAATAGAAATGAAAGTGGAATTATATATTCTCTTAAAAATCTATTCAATAGACTTTTAAATTTATTAGGTCTTTATAAAACTAATGTAAAAAATATTGAGAAATTCTTTGACCAAATAGAAACTGGTATATATGCATACAGAACTGGTGGAGAATTCTTTTTAACAGAAAGAACAGCATTAGATATTAAAAATGATTACGGCTCTGTTGAAATGTACAGGGCAATTAAAAATAAATCATTACAATTTTTTAATGATATTTATTCACGTAATTATGACGATGTTACTGGAGATAACAATGTTGGTGTTAAATTTTATAAACCTGATGGTAAAAGAATCTCTTATTATTTGATACTTCCTAAAAAAGAAGCTATTCTTTTTTACAAATCTGAATTAATAAGAGAACAAAAAGAACTGTCTGAAAAAACAAATTTATCATCTGAAGAACAATTTGAACTTGATGTAATTAATAAGTTATTATCAACAGACAATAATAATAAAACTAAAATATTTAATGAAATAATTTCAGAATTATTTCCAACTTATGTTGGAAATATGTCTTCTAAAAAAATAGGTTATGAATATACATATGATGATTCAACTTTAGAAGCTATTAGTAAAGAAGAAGATCCTACTGGTATCTTAAATGAAATTAAAGATGATATATACATTAATAAAGAAACTAAACTTTCAGATGCAGTAAAAGATTTCTTATTATCTATTACAGGTAAAGATCCAAGAACTGTATTTGCAATTACAATCTCTTTAATGGACAATATTGATTTAGATAATTTTAGAAAATCTATTATTGAAAATGTACGTGTAAATGGAAATACTCAATTAATGAATTTAATTGGTACAAATTTAATTGAAATTGAAAAAGAAAATGAGGTTGAACAACATCCTCATATGTTAGTTACAACACGTAACCAAGATATTAAATTTTATTTTAATAATAAATATGATTTAACTGGTAAAACAGAAAGTGAAGTTGAAGCATTAGATGGCACAAGAGTTTATTCGTATAATGCTTATACGTCTAAATCTAAAGAAGTTACAAACTATGCTTTGTTTTTACGTGATATAACATTTGCAGAATCTGAAACATTTAATTTATCAAATGTTGAATTTAGAACTACTTTAGTAAATCAATGGAGAAGAGCATATTATAGAAATATGTTTTCTGAAATAGTTACTTTATATAATTCATTACGTGAATTGAGATTAAAGTATTATGAAAAATCAACTACTGGAAATACATACAACGGTGTTCTACGTAATAGTAGAATTGTAGATACAAATGAACAAGTTAAAACTAAAGTAAAAGATGTTTTAAATAAAAAGTTTTCCACTGAAGAATCAAGAATTAAAGCAAGTAAATTCATTGCAGAAAAAAAGAAGTCAATGGGTGAAACTTATGAATTAAAACTTAAAACATTTAAAGAAATAATTGCACATTTAGGATTATCTTCAATGCTTGTTGAAGATAGAATTATTGATTCTAAAGGTGGTGAATTTAATGCTTTATTAACTGATATATTTTATTTTGGAGAAAGATTAGGTTCTATAAGAGATGATAAAGAAGTTAAAGATAATGTTTCTGAAGATAATATCAATAGTAAAATAACTAAAGATATGCCAGAAATATTAGAAAATGAATCAAGATTTTTATCTGAACTTTCAGCATTTCTTTCTAATAACGTTAAGTATGTACGTGCAACTTCTGCAATAACTGTTGATGGTAAAAAGATCTATTTGCATAGATATTCATCTCATGCATTTGATGTTTATACTAAACTTGTTGGTAATAAAAAGACAAGTAAAACACCTGATTATTTAACAACAGATTTTTATAAACATAATATATTTATTGGTAACTATCCTTTAAATACAATATATCAGTATCTTGATTTTGAAGGAACTAAATCAAGAGATAATGTTATTGTTTATAGAAATGAAAAAGATACTGACTGGTTAGATAGACATCTAAATGGTGGTTTCATTGATGAATTAATGTCAAGAAAAACCTTTAGATATGCTCAGTTCTTATATACAGTTTCAAATAAACCAACTACACAAGGTATGGAAGTTGGTCTATTAAATGAAAAAGAACAAAAGCAAGCCATTAAAAATTTAATACTTCAACTAAGAGCAAGACCAGAAAATGTTAATGCAGCAGGTTATAATGTAGAATCTTTAGTGAATGCTGAAATATTAAGACCTTATAAAGATATTGTATTTGCTAATAGTCTTTCAGAAAAGAAATTAGATAAACTTGTTGAAAATGTTTATGAAGACTTGCTAAAAGAAGGTGAAAAACTTCTTGATAAAATAGAAGATGATGAATTACCAATTGATAAAAGAGTTAATCAATTAATTAACAAGTTACATGAAAATGGGTTTTTAAAATCAAAAAGTTCAGTTACAACTAATTATGAATTTAGAAACAAAGAAAAACAATATAAGATTGATAAAGAAAACTTAAGAGAGTTTATACAATTATTTTTTATCAATGATTATTTGAATAGTTATTTCTTAGGTCAATTAGTAGTTGGTGATTACGCATACTTTAAAAATGCAGAAGATGTTGGTAAACGTTTATCTGGTGCATTTGCACCTGGTGAACGTGGTGACTATACTAAATATAGAACATTCAATGTTGTTACATTAGAAGATAGAACATTTCCAAAGTATGCAGAAAAAGATGGTAAGCCATTATTAGATAGTGTTGAAGAATTCACACTTGAAATGTTAACTGGTAAAAAAGGATTAACATTAAAAACATTAGATGAAAAAACTCAAGTACAAGTTAAATTAATAGCTCAACAATTATTAAAACAATATTCAGATAAAGGTTATGACATGACAGATGGGCAAGGTTTCATGACTGAAAAAAGAGCTAATCAATTAGCTGTAATGTACGGGGATTCATATAATGTAGGAAACGTAATGAAACCTGCACATTATGAAGTTTTATCTAAAGATAACGTTGCAATGCCTGTGATGTTAAAATACTCTTCAATCGTTTTAACTAAAGAGTTATTAAGCAATCCAATGTTCGCTAAATTAAGAAAGTTAAATGATTTTATGGAGAATAAAAATATCGATGAAATTGTATTTGATTCAGCAATGAAAGTTGGTCGTCCACTTAAATCAATTAATATAGATAGCATATATAATTCTCAAGACTTTAGTGATATTGATGTTAGTCAAAATGTTAGAACATTAAATAACTCAAATTACAGATTACAGTTTAATCCATCTGCAAAAATAGATAGTAAGAAGATTTCTAAACCTTCACAGATATTATATTTGATTTCTTTATTTGGACACAATGATGCTAATGCTTTAAAAGTTTATCAAGCTATTTCTAAAATTATTGATTTAAATTTAGAGAATGATGATTTTTATAAAGATAAATCAGAAACTAAGGATAAAATTAAAAACTCACTTAAAGATGTTTCTGGTAGTGAAAGAATTGCTGAACTTTTAAATTACGTTGATCCAAGTTTTCCATTGGTAAGTACTAAATCTGTTATACAACTTTCTTCTATATTTGATTCAGCGTTCAATACTTTAAAGTTCTCAGGTTCTAAATTAGTTTTGCAAACATCTGAAGGAACTGAATTTAAAGGTGATAGACTACGATATCGTTTAGATTCAAAAGGTAACTTATATGCAGAAGTTATATTACCTAAAGAACTTGAATCTGTTGTTGGACTTGGTACTGTAATTGGTTTTAGAATTCCATCTACTGAGATTCACTCTGCTGTACCAATGAAAGTAGTTGGTTTTCACAGTGGTAAATCAAATACTGTAATTGCACCTGCAGAACTTGTTGCTTTACATGGTTCAGACTTTGATGTGGATTCTTTATTCATGTTGAGATTTGATGAATATGGTAAAAATAAATCTTTATTAAGTAAAGAAGATTTAGATCGTCTTGCAGAATTAGAAACAAACTATAAAAATTATAATACTACAAATAAGTTTGATCAACTTGATCAACAAAAAATTGAAAGGGAGTTTTTAACTTCAGAATTCAATCAATCAATGATTGAAAGATATGGTGATGAATATGATGAAGACGTTGCTAAATATGGCTGGGGAAAACGAGAACTTCCACAATTAGCTTGGGATTCTTCAAATAAAATGTGGTTTGAAACTAAGAGTAATCCATATTATGATGATTATATTAATCTAAAAGAATCTAACAAAGTAATTAAACCCAATAAAAAAGTAGGCTTTGATGAAAATGGTAAATTTGTTGATTTATCAAAACTCAATGAAGATGAAAGAAACTTAATACTTAGAAAGCCAAGCTTATTAAGATCGTATTACAAGAACTTAATTATAAATGAGTTATTAGATATTATTCAACAACCTGGTAAAGATTTCCAAGTTCGTAAAAGAATGATCAGTCCTATTACAACTGAAAGATTAAAAAGAATTAAATCTGAATATGAAACAAGTAACTTTGCTTTAGATCTTTCAAATATTATTGATAGACAAGCTTTCTTTAAATCTAATTTTGATGGTGCTGCACTTGTTGGTATATTTGCAAATAGTGTTAAATTATTATCATATTTATATAGAGGTGATCAAAATAGAAAACCTATGATAGATGATAAATATGAATTATTATTTAATGGTAAAGTTTATAACAATTTCCAAGATATTGAAAGAGAAGGTGAATCAAGTGTTTGGGAAACTTTTGACTCGTTGATTAATACCTCTATTGATAACGTTAAAGATCAAATATTAAGTTATATAAATGCATCAGGTTCAACTGCAAATGCATATACAGTTGCAATTGCTACTGGTATTCCTTTAGAAGATATAGTTAAGTTTTTCAATCAACCTTTAGTAAAAGAGATTACTCGTAAAAAGATATCATTTAGTTTATTGAATGGTTTTAAATCTGAGGTTGAAAAATTAATACTATCTAAATTAACTGAAGAAGAATTAAAAACATTTACTTTTGAAAGTTTAGGTTCTTTTTATAATTATGATAATGTAAAAGGACTTGACAAAAAAGATATAAGATTAAAAGATTTAAGTGTCGATGAATTAAAATCTCAATATGCTGTATTAATACAGTATCAAAAAATGGCTACTGTTGGTGAGAAATTATTTAAATTAACACAAGCTATAAATGTTATTAATGAACTTCCAGTATTTGAAGAAGACATTGATAACTTGAACGATATAATGGATGAAGTATTTACTAAACCTGAAGATACAGATGTTTATGAATTAAAGGAAGAATTTCCAATTAAAGTTCCATTATTCTTTGAAAAAAATCCTCATATATTATCACATTTAAAAGTATATGATATATTTAAAAATACTCTTGAGAATGTTTTTATTCGTCATCATGAAAATATCACAACATTAATTACTAGGCAATTAGAATATAATGGACGTTTAAATACTCATCAAGTTCGTTCTGAAATAATGAAATTTATTATTTCATTTGATCCTTTAATTCAAGAAGTTGATTCTTATGAAGCTATTGAATATCATCCTGGTAAATTTATATCAGGACGTGCTGCATGGGCACATAACTTTGTAAATAATATTTTTCCATTAATTGAAAATACTGTTAAAAATAATAAACTTTTAGAACATCTTAGTATTGAAAATGGAGCTTATGGTATTAAAAAGATATTCTTTAATCAAGGTAATAACTTAGACATTGCTGATCAATATGAATTTGAAGAAGCATTTAAAGAGTTAAGTAAATATGTTATTAAAAAAGAAGGTGATAATTATGTTATTGCAGAAAGAACAGATGAAGCAACTGGTTTAGATACTGAGTTTTTACGTTATAGTTTAATTACTGATGGTTCATCATTCGGTATTAGAAACTATAGTTCTGTTATTCCAGGTTCACTTTTAGCAGATGTATCTACTAATATGTTAGCAACATTTGAAAAGATTAAAGATAATCTTTTAAAGTATCGTGATATTATAGATTATAATATTGTGATGAACAATGCTGATAGTTTAAATTATTTAACAAATGAAAAAATAAAATCTTCACAAGGAACTAATTATGGAATCGATGGTGATATTCAATATAGTTTAAAATTTGAAAATAATCTTGATTCAGCTACTGGAGAGTATTCTTCTACTAATAGTGATTTCCCAAGATTTGTTGGATTTACTGATTTTGAAAATAAAAAGAAAGTTAAGATTTATAGAAGAATAAATAACAACTTACTAGGTAGTAAATTTATTTATTATGAATTAATAGGTAATAAACAAATATCTGAAGTATATAGATCAAGTGAGAATTTCTTTTTTAGCGATCATTTTGACGGTTCATTCCAATCAAGAGTTAAAGATTTAAATACAACTGAACTTGTAAACAATCCTTTTAAATATGAAAAAGGAGATGTTATTTACATATATACAGATAATTTAAAACAAAATGGTAAGTATGTAATTATTACAAATATCAAAGAAAGTGAATCTCAAGTTTCTGAAATACCAAACTATACTTATGAAGTTAAAGAAACAGTTCTTGAATATAAAAATGAATTAACTTCTGATAAAGGTTTAGAAGATTACCATGATTTTATGTCAGGTAAACATGATGGTGAATATAAAAAGAAACAAATAATGCCTGATAAAATTAAAGAAGAATTTTATCCAGGTTTATCAACTCAAGGTAAATTAATTTACGATGTTATTTCTAAACTGTTTCAAAATAATTTAACAGTTAAAATAGAAAATGTACGAGGTAACAAACAAGGTTCTTTCGGTTATGATAAAAATGGAATACCTACTGTTAGAATAACAAATAAACCATTACAGAATTTAACATTAGAACAGTTATTACTTCATGAATTAACACATGCTTCATTGAGTAATTTAATAAATAGTTACTGGCTTTATAAAAAAGGTTTACCTCATATAAAGTTATCTAAAACTCAAAAAGAGGCGTTAGATAATTTATATAAATTACATTTAGATTTTTCACAAACCATCCATCGTGATCCTATAAAATATGGTTCTGATAAATTTCCAGATTTATCTTATATAAGAAGTACAAAATTAACAAAGCTTGAAAAATTTCACGAGTTTGTTTCTGAAATGATGACTTCAAAAGATGTTCAAAATATAGCTAAAAAAATTAATAACTTAACAGCACAGCATCCTTTAGAAGTAAAAACAAATATATTTAAAGAATTCTTTAATACTTTAATGAAATTATTTGGATTTAAATCTGGAACTATTGCTGGTGAGTTTTTTAAAAACGTTTTAGTTTTAACTGAAGAAACAGATTCACTAATCAAAATGAAAGAATCTTATAAAAATTCTTTCGATATACAAGTAGAAGGTGAAGAACAAATTGTCTCAACTGAAGACAATACTAAAGATGAAGAAGAAGATGAAGCTGGTAGAACCTTAAATAAAGAGTTTTATGACACTGTTGAAGACTTTACTACACGCAGGGTGGAAAACTTAAATAAAGCTAAGGAAATCGTCTCTAAATTAGAAGCAGAACATAAGACATTAAGTGTAGATAAAGATGCTTCTAATGAGCAATTATCTACATACAACAGTGGAAAATATAATAGAACTACAGATGCTCAAACAGGTTTCATTTCTCACTTCTTAGTTAGAAAATCAAATGGTCAAGCTATATCTTCCGCTGAAGCTAAAGCAAATCATTTATGGGATACTGCTGGTAAACCTGCTGAATATAAACAAGCAACTTCAGAATTTCCAACTATTGAATATAATAAGAAAGAATATATAGAAGCTTATGAAAAATATTTATTACAAGCTGCAACTCGTGGTAAATTAATACATAAGCAACTTGAAAAACTAACATCACCAGTTTCAGAACATGATCGTATTGATAGAGAAGTAAAAGAATTGATGGATAAATCATCAATTACTCAAACATATACGTTTAGTTGGTTGAATGAAAGAGATGCTAATAACAATATAGTAGGTCATAACATTTTAAAGATGTATGATTTACACGTTTTAAAAGATAACTTTTTCCCAGAGATAACTGTTAAATCTGATTTATTAGGATATGCAGGTACTATTGATAATTTAATTTTACACCAGAATGGAACATTCTCTTTAATTGATTTTAAAACTGGAGCTGGTTTTAATAATGAAACATTCAGTAATCTTTTAAAATATGGTGATCGTGAATCTACTGATGTTACTGATAATCAAAGACAAAGAGCTAAACTTCAATTGATGTTTTATGCTTTCATGTTAAAGCTTGAAAATCCTGAAATGCAATTTAGAGATTTAAGAGCAATTTGGATTCCAGGAAAACACATGAGTAACAAAGTTGATCATCGTTCTGCTGTTGAAATCAGTACTTATTTAAAAATGATTGAGCAGTATTATAAAATTGAACAACCAGATTTATATAAGAAAATAATTGAAAAGAATTCAAATGTATTTAAACCAAGTGAATATGTAAGTGAAACTTCTACTATTGATAAATTAAAAACAAATAAACCTGCACATATAATACTTGCTGAGAAACAACAGAAGTTAAGTCAATTGATTAAAAAGAGTGCATTAAATCTTAATTTAGAAACTAAAACCGCACTTAAAGTAGAAGCTGCTGAATTAGCAAAGCAAATACATGAATTATCTTCAGACCCAAAATTAGATTTAAACTTCTTTGGTGGCGAAGGTATTAGTTTCTTCTCAAGATGGTTAGCAACTTATGAAGAATTAGGTGATCCTATTTTACAAAACTTTAAAATTAAACAAGACGAAGCATTTGATAAAGTTCAAAAAGAATACGAACAGAAAGAAAAACAACTTTATACATTATTGTTACCAATTTACAACTCATATTTAAATAGAACAGGTAAAAAATCAATCAGTACTATAACAAGAAACATGTTAGTTGATGTGGTTGCATTTGATAAAACAAATCCAAGTAAAAGCTTATATGGCTTTGCATTTAAGAAAAGAACTTATACAGATGATAATTCGGCTCATTATTATGATTTAGTAACTGAAAAAGATCAAGAATGGAATGCTTTACAACCTGAAGAAAAAACATTCTTAAAATTTGTTCAAGATGAATTTGAAGGATTTCTTGGAGATAAAGGTATGTTGGATGAAGTAGTTACTTATTCACATAACGGAAGACCTATGACTAATAGAGATTTAATTAATTATGGAAGAAAAAATGATAATCCGTTTAAACATACAAGATCTTTTTATCCAAGAGCACCTATAACTAAACAAGAAGCAAATCAAAAGTATCCATTATTTAGTGCTGAATATTGGAAGTACTTCTATGAACGTCATTTAACAATGTTCTATGAAGATGTTTTTGAAATGCAATCTGTAAATTACGATGCATTACCTATTAAATATTTAGGTAATGACTATATTATAAATAACGAAAACTTCAGTTATAACATTGAACAAGCATTTAGCAAATTCATGCGTAATATGATTGTTAAAAAGCATTTAGATCCTATCTATGCATATGGAAAAGGCTTACAATATTATTATGATTTAAAATCTTCAGATTCAAAACAACATAAAAACGCATCAGAATTTCTTAGAGATAAATTAATGTTAGACATTCAAGATAGAAAATATCGTGATGTTGAATTCTTTAAGAAGAAAATTAAAATACCAACTACAAGAGAAACCAAAGATGGTAAAATTATTCAATATGATAAATCAATTAGTTTGGTTAAAGTTCTTTTAGGACTTAGAAATTTTTCATCTGCAAGTATTATGTGGTTAATGCCTTTAAACGGTATTAGAAACGGTATATTTATTAATATGTTAACTACAAAAAGAGCAGTATCTGAAAAAGTAGCATCCTCAGTATTTGGAGTATCAAATAATAATATCGATTTTGAACTTGCAGATTTAAGAAAATCTTGGAAAGATACCAGACAGTTAATTGGTGATATGATTTTAAATAAACAAGATTCTAATAAGTTATTTCTTCTTGCTAAAAAATTAGGATATCTTCCAGATAATTATTATTGGACAACAAATTCAAGTGAGTTATTAACAGTTAGTGATAATCTTAGAACATTACCAACTAATCCAAGTTTAATGTATTGGTTCCACACTATGCCTGAGGAACTTAATGCCATGATTATAATGGGTGCTCAAATGCACAACATGAAGCTTAAAGATGGCTCCTCTCTATGGGATCATTATAAAGTGGTTACAAATGAACAAGGTATATCAACAGTTGAATGGGATGGTACTGTCAGAGGTATCATTAAAACTAAAGAAGGAAGTAAAGAACTTACTGAACTTGATGCAAGAGAGACACGTAAATTAAAACGTGTGTATCAAGAAATGCATGGTGGTTACAGACGTGAAGAAAGAACAGCAATGGAAGCTTATATCTTCGGAGAAGTTTTATTGCAATTTAGAAAGTATGTACCTGCATTATTAAAGAGTATATTAGGTTCTAAACGTACTGATGCAAGTATTGGTAAATACGTTTTCAATGGTGATCCAAATAGTCAACAAGATTATATTGAATGGATGTCAAGAGTTAACGAGGGAAGATGGAGAATTCTTTTGAAACATTTAGTTGCTTCATTAGGTCATGGAAAATTAAACGAATATCGTTTTAATAACATGGATGATAACTCTAAGAAAATGTTAATTGATACTTATATTACATTTAGTACATTTGCTGTTTTATTAGCAGCTTCTGCATTATTCTTTGGCGATGCTGATGACGATGATTCATTTAAAAAGTATGTTGATGTAATTATACAAAACTATTCACAAACAGTTAATCCTATGGATATTGGACGTAACTTTATAACTGGTCCTGCATCTTGGAAAAAATCATACGAAGCTGTACAAGCTTATCGTGTATTCTCTTGGAATAGTTTATTATTCTTAACTGGTGATGAAGATGCTTTAACACAAGATGGTGTTATTAAAGGTTGGATAAATACTAAACGATCATTACCTTATTTCTCTTCTGTTTATTCTTTTCAAAGATTCTTTGAAAATGCTGAATCATTAGAAGAAGTTCTATACTATAGTAGGTAAAAAAAGGGGTCAATTAAGACCCCTTTTATTTTTATAATAATTTTTCTGAAAATTCAAAAATTACTATATCTTCAATTGTGTGAATCCCTGAATAATCAGGATCACCGTTTGGTAAATATTCAGCTAGAAATTCTTTTTCTTCAATGGTAATATAATCATAACCAGTATCTTCTGTATCATCACCTCCCACTTCTTGAGTTTCATATCTAATTGATTTACCACTTTTTGGCATTTTATTTAAAATTTCTTTTATCTTAATTAAATTTTCTTCTGTTATACCTGTAACTTCAGTAACAAAATCACCGTCGTTTATATCAGCTTTTATTAATATATACTTTTTCATGTTTTACTTTCTTAAACTACCAGGTTTATTATATCCTTTAAATTGTTTAGAATCCATTTTTGACCCTAAAGCTTCATGAGCAGAAATTCTAACGCGAAGACGCTCTCTTGCTTTTCTTGGTTTTACATAAGATAATGCCATATTAAACGTTTGTAGATTTGATTAAAGTTAATCTGATATCTTCTATTAATTTTCTGTTAGAATTTAATAAATTCTTTGTTACTTCTTTAAGTTCTTCATTTTTACTTTTCTTTAGTAACTCTACTTGCTTTAGTAACAAAGGATCAGTTGATTCATTCAATACAATACTAATAGATTTAAGTCTTTCAAAGAAATCATCATTGTTTATTTTTAAATAATTTGATTCTTTTTTTGATTCTTCTAATACTTTTTTTAAAAGATCTCTTTCTTTTTCAAGTGATTTAATATACGCAGTATCAACTTTTTTAGTAAAAAGGTTTTTAAACATGTTCTTCAATTTTGTTTAATTTGGTTTGTATAATATCTGTTAATGTTTCAATTTCACAATCCAGTTTAACAGTTACTGGGTGTGAAAAAATTTCAAAGGCTATTTCTTCAGCTAATATTCTGTTGTTTGTTTTTCTGTTCATCGTTTATGTTTTTTCTTCTATCATCTCCTTCAGGATATATATGGTAAAAGGCTGAAAGAAAATGGGCATTACATTGTAAATGATCTATATGTAGTTCACCTGTTTCATCATCGTAGTCATTACCTTTTTCAATTTCTTGTAAATGACGTTTTAGTGAATCTAACACAACAGACCATTTAAAACCTTTTTCCCAATTTCTTTCAGGGTATTTTTCTAAACTTTTGGTTAGAACTTTTACCATACCTTCAGTCGCTAAAGGATGCATTAATGTATATCTTAATTTATTATTGTTGTACCTTATTGCTTCGTCCATTTGATTCAAAATTGTTTAATACTTTTTTATATTCAATATCTGTTAATAAAAATCTATTTTTTAATTCTTGTTTAAGAACTGCATAATTTATATGTTCTTTATTTTTTATTATACTATCAATGTAATACTTTCTTACTGATTTAAACATTTTAATATCATTTTCCATATAAATATTTGAACCACTTCTACTTGTTTTATTAATTATTATTTGTTTCATTTGTTGTCCTTCTACAGTTTCAGCTTGATTCAATATAAGCATATCAGTTTCAAGTAAATTCTTTAACTCACTAACAACAGATTTGAAATCTTTTTTATTAACTAATGGTCTTAATATTGACATTGATTTATTATAAAAACTTTGATTTGTAGTATAGAAATTTAATTGATAGTGAACAGATTTTTCTTTAAAAATATAATCAAGAATAGTTTTATGTCTAAATTCATTATCTTTATATTTAATTTGTGTATATAAATATTTATTTGCTTTTGGAGTAATATAAAATTCTACTACTGGAAAATTAAAATGTGAAACTGCATTATAAGTTGAAAAAAACTTAATACTAAGTAAAAAATAAATTAATTTTTTACATTCGTCTATTTTTCTATTTATTAAGTAATCAAAAAACTCAAGATGTGTTTCTTGATTACAAACACTTGATATTCTTAATAGTGAGTAAACCCATTTTAATAAATATTTATTTTGTTCTAAATTAAAAGTTTTGTCATGAATAAAAGTTAAACTATATTTATTTGTATCATATTCTTCAATTTCAAAAAAAGGTTCTAATGATTTAAATGATTTGATTAAATTTACTATTTTTTCATTAAACCTATTTTGTCTACAATCAATTTTAATTATAAATTTTCTGTTATTAAAAGAAGTTATACTGGCAAAAAAAGAGTTTGAACAATTTGGAGCAATGTTTTCAAATTCTGTTCTACCATTAAGGTCGCATTTATAAATAGAAACCATTAAATTTAAAAATTATCGATTATCTCCGTCACCTTTTATTGTATTGTTTTCTTTTCTTCTTATTAATTTCTCAATGTTGTTTTTAGCTATTTCATCTAAATTAAGATTTAATTCTTCAGCTAATCTGGCGACATACCAAAGTACATCGCCAATTTCATGAGAAATATTTTCACGAAAAGTATCATCAAAAGGCTTATCACCTCTTAATACTTTTTTATATTTATTAGTTACTTCGCCAACTTCACCAGCTAATCCAAGTAAAGCATATGATAATGCATGTTCTTTTGGATAAACGGCAGTTTGCTGTGTCAAATCTTGGTATTCTTTAAAATTCATATTTTTGTTTTTTTTGGTTAATTGTTTATATTTCACATGAACCTCCAGCGCAAGCGGCTGAACCTAATGTATCGACATCTGTAAAGTGGACGGAGATAACTTCTTTTGTCCAATCAATAGGTTTTAAAGTTCTTTTTATATCATGATATCTTTTATTCAAATGTACATCTTTTAAACAATATGTCATTTGTAATAAATCATTTTTAAAATAATTTTTAGCAAATTTCTTTGCTCTACGAATCCAGTCTTTTTTCAATACTGTTGATGAATTTAAAGGTATAACTATTGATTCATTTAATACGTGGTCACAAGCATCCCATAAATCATCATTAAATGCATGTAACCCATCAACAATCAAACCTGAAGCAAAGATAGAACCAGCACCATATTTTTCAAGAATTTCTTGAGCTGTAAATATTTCAACAAAAGGTGCTTGTTTATAATCTTTATCTCCATTGACAGACAATAGAGAAATACCTGCAAAATAATCTTTGTTTTCATAAATATAATCTCTTGTTTCATCCCAATTTTCAACATTGATTGTATTTGAAACATTATGTCTAATATATGGTTTTACACATAATTCTACATTTGTTCCTGGTTCAACCCAATGTTTTTGAACTAATTTAACATATTCTAATTGTTTAATTCCAATTAAATCTTTTTTAGTAATTGAATTTTCTTTTGGTTCAATTGGAAAAGAAATTACATTGTCTGTTTTATTTGCAGACCAAACTGATTCCTCAACTGCATTTGGATTATACTTTTGAAATATTTGTCCATGTTCTTCAAGTTTATTTACTTGTACATTTCTAATGTATTTCTTTGAGTGTTCTCCATGTATTCCAGATGCAGTTTCTAAAAGTATTGAAGATGTACCTGCTGGTTTAACACAAGTCGTTCTTGCAGCAGGATTTATTTTTAAAAGTTTTGCTACTTCAACATTTACTTCTTTGATAATAGAAGCTCCTTTTTCTAAAACTTCAGGATTAAATAGTATCTTTGGGTTGTTCATCCAACCAGTTAATGAACATCCTAAAAGAGCTTCTCTTTCAATAATTTGTTTACTTGCTTCAGTTAAATATGGAAAATTAGTATATGTTGCTTGAATTGTTCCTAATATAGCAGAAGCTCTACATGCCTGATAAAACTTCTCAGGTGTATTACAAGCTCCTCCATTAATTTCTGTTAAGTTACAACATTCCCATCCTGATATACCATCTTCAGTTTTTGGATACATACCTATTTCAACACAAGGGTTGTATAGAATATCTTCATCATCAGACCATATAAATCCAGGTTCTCCCCATTGTTTAACGGATTCAAATATTTTATCAAATTGTTCTTTACTGGTTTTATTTCTAACTAATAAAACAGAGTTATTACTACGTGCTCTTTGTGGATTATTAATATACCAATTGCCAGTTTTAGCATTTAGCATTTCCTCGTCATCAGGACTAAATAAACAAATAGTAGCTGAACGTCTAACACCACCAGATAGTACTGCATCACTTAAATGCATTACAATATCATAAGCTACAATTGATTTAATTTTATTTTCTCCTTGTTGGTTATTAACTTGACTTTCTAATAGATTACTAATTTTAAGCAAGGAGTTTCTCAAACCATCTGGACCTGGTGCTTTAAAACCACCAGTGATGAATGCACCTTTAGGTCTAATTTGAGATAAATCAAAATCAACTCTATATCCTTGATATTCTGGAAAAGGAGTTTCAAAGTTTTTATTTACAAATGAACTTATTAACACACCTGCAGCATTTGACCATCCTTCAATACTATCAGGTACAACAAATACTTTAACACCTTTATTTCTTTGAGTTATTGGTGGTAATTTATTTATATGTTGACGTTGAACTGAAAAGCCAACACCAGCGCCACTTAACAACCAATAGAATGCTTCATTAAAAAATGATATTCTATCTGCATAACTTACAGTACAATTATACATTCGAGCATTATGCTTGAATATAGGCTCAATAGCCCATTGTAATGCTCGTTGTGAACCAAGAACTAATTTACTTCTATAAGACTCTCCTACCTCATCTAATAAACTCCACATCTTATTTAATGCTTGGTTCTTCAAATCAAATGGTGCGTCTTTATATTTCTCAGAAATAATTGTGTTAATCTGTTGTTCATGTAAACTCATTACACGAGATACAGCTTCATCCCATGTTTCGTTTCTTTTCAAATCTGGTATATACTTTGCATATCCACTTTGAAATTTATAATCAGCTAATATTTTACTTAATCCCATATCTGTTTTTCTTTTTTAGTTACATTTTTAATCATTTTACTTGCATCAAATATCTCTATTTGATAATCTAATAAAGAACCAAGTTCTTGTTCTCTTGGTATCTTAACTTTTAATCTATCTTCAAGTTCTAAAAATCCTTCTTCAATCTTATATAAGACTTGTGCTATTTTGGAAGTAGTATTTTGTTTATGAAATCTTAATATTTTTTCTTTATATGTTTCATTTAATTTTGAAAATTTACTTTTTTTAAACATTTCATATGAATGTCGATGAATATCTGGAACGTTAAATACATACATTCTATATTTTTCATCAATATCATAACATAAAGAAAAATCATTTAGATTCATTATCCAATTATGTAGAGTATCATACCAGGGCTTATTTAACTTCTCAGTAAATAAGAATATATGATTATCTAAATGTGGTTGTTTTTTATCTCCAATAAACACATCAATTAATATACTATCTCTGCTATTACCTAATAATTCTTGTTTATCTATAATCATCGGTAATAAATATGTATATGATCTATTTAATGTATAATCTTGCTTTTTTAATTTGTAATACATTGCTTTTATTTTGGTTATAACTCTAACTCTCTGATATCTTCATCTCTTAAATTAAACTCAGGTAGTTCTAAAGTTGCACCAGTAACATTCAATATATCATTTTCTTCTTTTAATAAATATACTAATCGAAAGTTGAGATAAAACTTAATGATACCTTCGTTTAATCCAAAGTATTCAATAAACTTATTTAATACTGTCGTCCTTAATTCTTCTATCGTCGTTTTATCCTTAAACCATTTTTCTACTGTCTTTTCACCAACACCATAAATTCCTTGAATTTTATCAGTAGCATCACCACAAGCAGTTTGAGTAAACAAAAATCTATTTGCTTCATCTTGAGTGTTTTCAACAAATTTACATTTTAAATAATCATAATGTTTACCGACATTTTGTTTTAACACATCTTTATCTGTACTTGCTATAATAACTTCTTCATTAAAGAACTTATTTCTATTATGATAGAAGTAACTTACAATATCATCTGCTTCAAATTTTGAATGCCAATATGAATTGTAATTTTGTTTTAAATACTCCCTTAATGCATAATATATAGGTGGTTTTGACTTAGTTCTATTGTTTTTGTAATTTGGAAAAATATCATATCTGAAATTTTTACCTTCTGTAAAAACTAATAAAAATCTATCAGCATTACAAACTGTAACTATCTCATTTATGTGACTTTTCATTTTTTGCAAAGCTCCCTCATATGTATCACTTTTCATGTGTATATAAGGTAAACTATCTGCATCAATTAATACTATCATCTTTTCTAACTTTTAATGATTTCATATCTCTTTCTAATTTAAGTTCTCTGTCTGTTAAATAATGTTTAATTAAGTCATAAAATAATTCTTTTTTAACTGTTACAAATTCTCCTTGATTAATGAATTTAGTGTTTACTTTTTTAGTTTTCTTAGTTATAATTGCTAAATGCTCTGGATATCCATCTGTATTTAACCTATCAAAATCATCAAATATATCTTCATATTTAATATTCGTTGTTGTAGTTTTACATTGAAATCCAATTAAAGCATCATAATTATTTGATCGTACAGTTTTATCTTTTACATCAAAAATTATATCTACTTTTTTATTATCTAAATCTCTTGATGCTAATCTTGTTGTAATTGTTTTTATTCCTGTACGGCTTTCAATTTCATTTCTGATTGTTCTTTCGTAGTTGTGTCCTGCTGTTCTGTTATTTCGCATATATAAGTATTTAATTTTTCTTTTGAAGTACCTTCTAATAAATTTAAAAAAGTTGCTACTCCATAATTATTGTGAATATCTGATGGACTATATCTTTTTTCACTATCATATTCTTTTTTATAAAGTTTTTTTTGCTTAATTATTTTATTATCAAGTAACAAACTTAAAGTAGTAAATAGTGTATATTTTAATTTCATTTCAGGTGGATTATGTGTTTCATAAGTAGTATTTATTAATCTATATCCTCTGAATTTATCATGTAACCATGCAAGTCTACTTGAATAATCTGAAGTTTTAGTTGGAGATAATACTGTAAATAAATTTATAATTTCATCATAATCATGCTGATAGAATGCATTTTTTATTTTTTCATAAACATCACTTAATTTTAAAGAATTAGTTGGCATTTTATAATTTGTTAATTCTATACACAACCTAATCATATTATTTAAACCTGATATTAAATAAGGTTCTTCATACCAGAATTTATTAAAACTGCATTCTAATTTTGAATCATCAGTTATTCTAAATTCACTTCTTTGTATTTTTAATTTATCTTCTAAGCTGTGTACAAACTCAATAATTTTTTTTGAAATGTTATTTGGTAATTTATTTGAACCATTATAATATAATAATACCACAATATCTTTGTCAGTTTTTAAACTATAATTTGAGTCACTTGTATTAAGTCCATGAATTGATATAGATTTTTTATTATACTCTGTAAGTAATAAATCATTTATATAATCTTTACATGTCATTTTTAATTCAAGACAAGATAAATCTTTTTTATTTGCAATTTGATAAGCTAAATCTGCTTGATTATTCATTTGATTTAAGGACTGTTTTGTAGCTGATGTATTATCTGTATAGATTATTTTTTCCACCATGATATAGGTATTTTTTGTTGGGTTATCAATATTTCGTTAATTAACTTAAAATGATTACATCCAAAGAATCCTCGATGAGCACTTAAAGGTGATGGATGTGGAGAAGTTAATATATGATTTCTATCTTTATCAATAAATTCTATATATTTTAAAGCATTGCTGCCCCATAAAACATATATTACATTTTCTTTTTTTCTAAGTTCTTCAAATACTACTTTTGTAAAATTTTCCCAATATTTCACATGAGAATTTGGCTTATTATCAACAACAGTTAATGCTGTATTTAATAATAGTACACCTTGATATGCCCAACTTTTCAAAGTGTAATCAAAATCCAATATCAAAGTATCATGTTCATTTTGCAACTCCTTAACGATATTTTTTAAAGAAGCTGGTACAGCGAATGTATCTTCTGGAATTCCAAAAGCTAATCCAGTTGCAAAAGGTTTTACTACATTAAGTTTACCAACTGGAACATATGATGTATAATATGGATCTTGTCCTAATATAACTACATTTGTAAAATCATATGGTGTTAATTTAAAAGCTTCAAATGTGTTTTGCCAATAGGGAAATACCTTATATCTCTTTTTATCTTCTAAAATCTCTTTAAAGTTATTTGTCATTTCTTTTGAACTCAAATATGGACCAAGTTTATTTAACCAAGATTCATGCATCATTGGTTTAAACTTTTCATTAATATTTGAGTTTTCAAACAGGTTGAGCTGAGTCATTTTTTTTTAAAATTTCATTTATATAATTATAAGTTTTTTCTCTTCCATGTTCCAAAACATATCCTTTTAAATCTTTTTCTTTTTCTGGAAATAATAAGTAATTTAAATTCATATGATCGTCGTATTGTTCAATAATTCTTGACATTGATTTATATCCTGTTGGATCTGGATCATAATTTAAAAATACATCTTTATCTTTTAGAAATTTAAAAATCTTTTCTGGAAATTTAGTTACATGTTCAGATGCTGGTGATAAAGCTCTAAAACCAAATGAACCCCATATTTCAGCATCAATTGGTGATTTAGTTATAATTACAGGATTTGTGCTTTTTGAAAAATTATCATACCACATATCAAATGTTACATTTTTTCTATGTTTAATTATCTTTCCATTTTTATCCAAAGTTTTATTGAATGGTAAATATATATGAAAATGTTCAGGTGAATATTGAAATACAAAAACAGGATTTGTTCCATCAACTGAACGCAACTGTTTTGTGAATTTTTTTTCATTATTTTCATCGTAATACTCAAATGTAACATTATAAGCAGTTTTTACAGCATTTTTAATTTTTCTATAATAAGCATCTCCAAGTAACTTTATTAAATAAAGTTCTTCAGTAGTATTATGTAATAATCTACAAGTAGGAATTATTTTTAATTTAAACTTCTTATTTGATATTGAAGGTTTATCTTCTTTATCTTCATTTATACTTTTAATTAATTTTAAATTAGTAGTATTGATTTGAAAAGATCTTTCAATGTATTTTAATACTTCAAAAAATGTATAAACTCTATCGTGCTTATGTTCATAATAATTCTTTGCCATTTGGAAACAATCACCAGAATATTTATCATCAGCAAAATCTTTAAAAATTAATACATTATCATTGTTATAATAAAATTTACATCCTGGATTTCTATCAATTCCTACTTTCCTATAAGGATTTACATATTGCTTTGATATTTCAATTACTTTTGGAAAGTATCTTTGCATTATTTCTTCTTGCTTAACTTTTTTAAGCAAAGAATCTTTTAATGAAACTTCCGCTTTGTTATTTATCACCATGTTATTGTTTGTTTTTTTGTTTCTGGCTTTGGAGTCGAACCAAAGACCTCAATGCATACTACCTTTATACGACCAGAAGCCGTTAAATTAGATGCTCAAATCATCCTCAGTCAAATCATTTAAAACATCATCTAAATTAGACGCTTTAAATTCTTTTGACATGGAAGGTTTTCCACTTGCATATTCTTCTAAATTAATAGTATAGTAATCTACTTTAAATTCTGTATATGGTTGTGAAAGGAACCTTTCGATAATTTTAGTACCGTTTGATTCTTCTCTTAGAAACTTATGCTTGTAAACTTCTTGATACTCTTTACCATTTACAACTTTAACACCAAGTAAAACTTTAATTCCTCTTTTAAAATGATCATTAATAGAAACAAGTTCGGAAACGTTTCCATTTATAATTGCATTAATATCAGAAAATTCAAAGTCTAAATCTTCAGCATTTAAATCAGCATTCACTAAGTTACTAACAAAGTTATATAAAATATCTTCACCTTCTTTACAATATCTAACATTGTCGGTGCTGAACCATTTCATTTTTTCATTTTGCTTAACAGCATCAATGCTTTCAGCAATAGTAGTTTGCAGCTTATTGTTAATCAATAGTTTCTTACCATTTTTGTAAGTTATTTCTTGATTAGACATAAAAACTGAAAACTTAGTTAAAATGTTCAGATCTTCATTTCTCAACCAGAAATCAATCCTTGTTGTTGGATTACCATCTCTATTTGTTTGTGAATATGATACTTCTTTAACTTCATCGTTGTTTAATAGTTGTCTTAATTCTTGTGTAGTTGGATTGATTGCTACTACTTTAACTGGTGCTAAACCTGTATATAATTTTTTGTTCGTAATAGTTGCTTGTTTCGTGTTTAAAATATTGCTCATGTTTCTTTTGTTGTTTATTTGTTTAACTCTTTATAGATTTTTTCCCAATGAACTCTAAGTTCATCATTTTCTAATTCACTTATAATAACATCTTGTCCTCTTAGATGATTAGATCTTGAACCACATATTACGTTTTCTGAGTTTTTAAATGTAAATATAACATTGTTATTTTCTCTATACGCATACGCAATTGAATCAACATAACCTCCTAAAATAGAACTTAATTTACCTGTTAAATCAATATCTTTTGCAGATACTTCTTTACCTTTAAAATCAACTAATTTCTCTCGTAAATGTCCTACGAGGATTAAACCCTTCTTTGGTAATTTTTCAAGTGCTTTAATTACTTTCATGAATGCTTCTCTGTGATATAGGTATCCTGCACCATTGGGTAATTTAAAAACATTATCACCATCAAAGTTTTTACCTATTGGTGTTTCTTTATAAAGTTTACACGCATAAGGCATGACTAAATCTTCAAGAGCACTAATAGTGTCTATTGTAATATAGTCATATTCAACTTCCTTTTTTTTCAATTCTTTAATTATATCAAACAGTTCATTTATTGTTTCTGCTTTAATTTTTAAAGCATCTACGTAATTTGTACCGTCTTCTAAATCAATTATCAAGTTATTTGGAAGTTGAGATAATAATGTAGTCTTTCCAACTTTAGGAAGACTATAAATTAAAAGTTTCTTTGGATCTTCTGTTTCAGCTTTTATAATCTCTTTTGGTAACATAATTTTTAATTATAATATTTTTCTAATTTCTCTAAGTCATTTGATTTTGGTAACTCTTCAAAATAATTACTTTCTCCTCTAAAATATAAACCGATTCGTACATTTGAAACACCTTGTCTAAATTTTAGAATATTTAAGGAACGATAATTATCTCTTAATTTCTCAATATCATATTTCGCATGAGTTTTTAAATCATGTCTGTTAGGAGCAAATAAACCTAATACTACGTCAGCATCACGTTGTGTAAGTTTATTATCAGCAAGACCATTCAAAGAAGGTTCTAATTTCGATAATTTAATGTTCTCAATACCTTCTTGTGAAGCAGCTTGCTGTTGTACATTTATAACTGTGTAATTAAATCTTTTTACCATCTTTAAACAATATTCAGAGCTAAATTTACCCATTGTTTGGTGTAAATCTTCTTTTTGTTCTGGATGTAATAAACTAATATGGTCAGTTATAACAATAACATATTCATCTGGATTATTAGGTGTATAACCTGTAATTATATTTTTTAATTCTTCTTTCTTTTCACCATTTTTATCTCGATAAATAACTTTTTCGTGTCCTCTATGAAATGTTCCATTTTGCTCAGCATATGTTTCCATATACTTGAAAATTCCAGTAGGATTATATATGTGATCTATAATTGTTACAATCTCTTCAAAATCTTTAAAGTAATCTCTTGCATCCTCAATCATATTAACAATTTCATTGCTAATATTAACTCCTTTTAAATATGATTCAAGTTCTAATGGAGAATATTGTTTTCCATACTTTTCAAATATATAATTTGAAATCATACTTAAAATAAAAGCTTGTTTTGATTCCTCTAATGCAAAATAAAATATTTTAAGCTTGAATTTAGGATTTTTGTTTTCCTTATAAAACTTAAAAGGACTGTTAACAAATAGATGTTTAGTTATTTGAGTTTTACCAACACCGCTTGATGCTGTAACAATGTAATACAAACCTTGTATAATTCCTGGTAAAATTTGCTCAAATCTTGGTAATCCTAATGGAATACAAGTGAAACCATTTTTTTCACGAACTTCTTTGTTCTTTTTAATTTTAGCTAATACTTCATCAAATATTAATTTAGATGTCTTCTCCATAATCTTTGTAAATTTCTTTTTCTCCTTTTAATACCATAAGACATTCTTTTTCAAGTACAGAACCTTCTCTGTCATTTATGAATTTATAATTCTTCTTTGTGTATTTCCAACCTTGATGTTCTTGTCTATTCAAATAATTTGCAGTTGCTTGGAATATAATCTCTTTATTAAATTGAGGATAATTCAATAAAAAAGTAAACATTCTCTTTTCGCATTCTTTTGTGTTTGCTGAAATGTGATATGTTAAACCTGTCACACTCATTGTTGGAAATAAATCTACCCATTCTTGAATCCAATCTACTTTTGTTGAAAATAATCTCTCTCTAAATGGGTGAATAACATTGCATTTTTCATCTAACCAATTTTTAAGTTGAAGTTGTTTTATATTAGCTGTATTATCAAAATCATGTTCAATGTTATAAAACAATAAATATAATGTTACATATTGGTTAGGTGTTAAGTTTAAATCTTTTATTAGTTCTAAATCTACTATTATCTTCATGCTTACATTTTTTCATTTTGTTTTCTTCTATGTTAAAAATTTCTCCAGTGTCTAAGCACTTATTACATTTAATTTTCTTAATTTTATAATGTTCTAAAAGTTCATCTATTGTCTCCATATTATTTAAAGTTAAAATCAGTAATTGTAATTTTATCATTCTTAAGTCTCATTTTAAACTCTTCAATACTAATATTTTGATTTGTTTTTTCATTATACTCTTCTACAGCCATTGTTTGATTTTTAATATCATTTGGATGATTAGAATCAAATATTTGATTCAATCTTGTCATAAAAAATCCTGGTTTAGTCATGATTTTTGCATTTTTCACAATATTGTGGTTCTAATTTTATTTCATTTCTAATTGCCATATATTCTTGTTTTGTAAACTCTCTTCCAGTTTTAATAATAACAGAACAATTAGAACATAAAAGAGCACCTAATCCACCATTGTATTTAAATGTTGCATTCATTTATTATTCTTTTAAACGATAAGCGTCAATATGTTCGTACTCAGGACATTTACCTTTATACTCTCCTACACAACGTTGTCGATCAAGAGTCATAATTACAGTAATTGTAAATAACAATCCTGTACTAATAAGTTGTACAGCTCCGTAGGCAAGTCTATTATTTTCTTTTAAACTAAGATTTGTTCCTAAGTAGCCTATAATAATTAAAGCAGCTAAAACAGTAAGAACTACGATTTGTGGTGTTGTCATAACTATTTAATGTTTGAAAGTGGATATGAATTTAAGATACTTTTATTAACCAGTTCAAAATTAGCTTTTTCTGAGGAGTAATTTGTTTCTGCTGCCTCTTTTAACGCAGCTTCTACATGAAGTTTAGCAAATTCAATTAATTTTTGCTTTACTTTATAATCAATAGTATTTTTGTTTTTAATATGTTCTGGATGAAACTCTTCTATTTTTAAAAGAAACTCTTCAGCTGTTGGTATTTTATTCATATCTTAAATATTAGTTAAAAATGCTTTTAAAGTTTTACCATCATCTTGAACTGATAGTTCAACTTTAACTTTGTGACGAACAAGTAATCTACCAGTATCGTCGATAACTTCAAATCTTGTTACCTTTTTGATGTTTTTTTCCATTTAAATGTTTTTTGAATTAATAAATTCAATGATATCTTTATCAAAATGTAATAAGGTCTTTTCTACCCATTTTTCATCTTGGGTGTTTAAGACACATAGAATATAGATTGTAGCCTGATGATCGTCACGTAAGCGGACAGTTCTTCCAATTCGTTGAATTGTTTCTCTTGGGTTTGAAACTAATTGAACGATTAAAGCTTTATCTACATTTTCAATGTTATGTCCTTCATTTATTGCTCGAACAACGGCTAATTTGTTTATTTGACCGTTTTTAAACGCAATTAAATCACTATTAGTTGATTTTGAATGATATACGTTATCACATAAGGACTCTGCTTGTTTTATTGAACTACAAAAGTACAAAATTCTTTCGTCATTTCCAAATTTTTCTATAAGTTTTTTTGCAATTTTTTCTTTAGATTTTAAATTGTATAAAAAATGCATTCTCTGTAAATACAAATATTCAGGTACTTGTTTTCCAGAAAACATTATTTGGTTAATTCTTCTATTAATTATCTCATATTTCTTAACTTCAGTAACTTTACCATATTTTTCTTCAATATAACGATCTGTATTGTCTAAATTTAATTCAATGACTTTTATATTAAAAGGACTGATTAACTTTAAATTAACAGCTTCTTCTAATGTAATTTTGTACAAGATTGGAAAATACTTCTTAAATATAAGTAACTTATCTTCTTCATGAGGAGGAGTTGCAGTTAAAGAAATCATAAAACAATCTTTTTTTGCAAGATCTAAATTAGAAGTATTATTAACGGTCACATTGTGTGATTCATCAAAACATATACCATCATATTGTGATATATCTTCTTTCTTTAAACTTGCATAACAGCATTTTTTTATATTTTCATATAATTGCAGCTCTCCCCACTTAGAAAATTCTTCTTTCCAGTTTTCATCTCTTAGTTCTTCTGTTGGAACAACTAAAAGCCATTTCTTATTTGGAAAACGTTTACAGATATTTATGAATATTTTTGATTTTCCACATCCTGTGGCTAAGGCGACTGTGCCTTTAAATTGATTTTTTTCAAGTATTTTTTCTGCATTTCTTTGAATATTATCTTTTTCTTTATTCATTTTAAATTGGTTATTTATTAATCATACTCTGTATTAAACATACTTAAATGTCTGTGATAGTTACTATCATCATTTATATCACAACCTTTAATTCTACAACTGGTGTCTTTTAAAACATTAGTTTGACAAGTTCTACACCATACATGTTTTTTATTATTTGTAGAAAATGAACTTATAGTTGGTCTAATAACTGATGAAGTTGTACTAACAGACATTAATTCAAATTTCTTTACATATTCATGTCTAAGTGGTTTTGAATTATCAAGACCATGTAATTTAAAATTATCTGTTATTTGATAAGCTGTAGGATTTTCATTTTTAAATTCATAACTTCTGTTTGAAAAATAATACTGTATTTTTTCATTTGGACCATCTTTTTTGAAATATCCTAAAAGAATCGTAGGTTTATTTGGAAATATAAATACTAATCTGTTACTTTCATAATTTATCAATTTTAGAATATCAGTTTTACATAATTTTAATAAATTTGATAAAAAAGAATAAGCATCAGTAAGTCCTAATAAAGTAACATTAAAAAAAGAAGTATCACTCAAAACTTTATTATGTTCTTGATAAGTCATCATTGTTCCGTTATGAGAAAATACTCCTTGTTTTTTAATATTAGTTATTTCTTTAAGTGATAATATTTCTTCTTCATTTGTTATAATTTGCGGTTGAATATTTTTTATATTATCAGTACCTGCACTTCTTTTTCTTAAATGAATCATCAACTCATCTGAAGGTCTTACATTCAATGATTTAATTCTTTTAATGAAATCTTCAATTGTGCCTGTGTTATCTTTGTAAAGTTGAATTTCTTTATCTCTTTTAAGAGCATATCCGAAACCATCTTGGTTTCTTAAATAATATGATCTTGCAATAGATTTATAGAAATACCCAGAAATTGGGGTTTTATTGTCTTTGTATATTATCAGACACATAGTTTATATAATCTTTTAATGTATTGAATTCGACTGATGTAGTACTTTCTTTGTAATATATATCTTCATTAAAAGATTCGTTGTAAAGAACTTGTGATGAACTTATATGTTCTAATAACAATCTTGCAGTATATCCTGTATAAGAGAATAATATAAGCTCTTTTAAAGTTATACTTTCACTATTTTTAAGTATCTTATTGTAATTCTTTTCAACAAAGTTTACAAATGCAAAACAAATTAAAATCCAATTTCTAACTTCTTCAAAGTTTAAAGTTGCGTGATGTAATCTAAATTCTAAAGTTAAAAAGTCATTAAATCCATTATTTTTATCTTTGATTTTTTTATTTATATGCTTGTTTCTCATATTGAAATTACAAGCAATGAAATTTAACCACTTATATCTATCTAACTTTTTAATATTAATATCTCTTTGATATCTGAATGTATATCTTCCTCCTGGATGTGGAGAGAATTTATTAGAATTTCTACCTATTTCATTTGAAATTGAAAGTTCTTTGAAAAACTTGTGATAACACATGTCAACTCCAGATTCAATATCATTAGAATTCTTTAAAATACTTTTAAATTCAGCTACTCTTTTATCAAACAATCTACCACACATATCGTTATCTCTACGTGATGGTAACATTAAAGAAAATATTTCATTCTCTAATTGTTTTGCTAAAATATAAGCTGCAATATTAAAGTACTTATTGAATTTTGCATTACCAACGTGAATGTGTATTCCACATCTTCTGTCGATTTTACAATTCTTTGATATTAACTTTAAAAGACGATACAGTTTGTAAAAACCAACATCACCTTTTAATACTTGAGTGACGTACTCACCCTGTAGTTTTTTCTACACGGACTTTCTCTTTACCTTTTGTTTTTACACATGAAGGTAGTTGCCGTCAAGTCTCTACACTTTCCTTAAAATTTAAGGCTTAGCTCGGGATTCCTGAAACTGGTTCCCCGAATTTGACAACTTTATTACCAAGTAATTTCTCACTTGGAGGGCGGTAAAATACTTTCTTTGTATGAAAGTATCTGTTTCTTGATATAAATTATCTATTGTTTTAAGTACAAAATGTTGTTTAGAAATATTTATAACATAATAAGAACGTTGTTTATTAAAACGATGTTCTATATTATTTTCCGTTAAGAACTCTGAAATTTGTTTTAAAAAGTCTTCAGATGCTGAAATTATATTAATTCTTGGATTACCTTTAGTTGGAACAATAAATGATCCATCACCATCAATAATACCTCGTAATATATGCCAATTTAATTTGATTTTTAATTTCAAATCAAATGTTTTACGAGAAGTTAACCCATAAGAATTCAATAACTCAACAATTTCTTTAGAACGAAAAGCTATTTTATAAGAAACAAAAGTTTTTTCATTAATCACCTTTTGTTTTTTTAAAATATTAACATTATCACCAAGAAAAAGTTTAAATTTTTCTAAGATATCAATGTCCTTTTCAACCAAAGAAATTTCAACACGATCTTTATAAATACATCCATCTGTTGCTAATAAACCAATAAAATAATACAAATCATTTGACATGTTATTAAACACCTCAAGTTTTACACGAGTTTGTGATTTATATTTTTTATTAACAATCCTTGCAACAGTATGGCGATCAAAACTCATAATTTTACCAATTTCAGTAAAATTTAGACCTTGATCTCTTAATTTTAATACTTCTTTTTGTTTTTCAATACTTGTTTTCATTTTGTTACTATTTGTTCACCACAAATATAACCAAAATAAAAATACAATGCAAATATTTTAAACAAAACTTTATAACAATAGTTGTTATAATTTATAAATTTATTATAGTTTACCCCTTATTACGCCATCAGGATCTCTAAGTGAACCATCTTTTGTTACAGAACAAATTACTTGATTTTCAATAAACTCTTCTGGATAAATTTTACCAAGAATTGTTTCAACTTCTACTCCAAAAGTATAGTCTAAATTTTCACATGTTTTTGAAGTATGAATATTTTCATAAGTTTTAAAATTTACTTTTTCTTTTGTTTCTACTTTAAAATGTTCTGACATCATATTTAATAAATGATTCAATGTAATATCACAAGCATCTAATAACACATTGATTGTTTCATCATTTTTAAATAAAGAATTTATAAGCCATGAAAGCAAATAACTTTCATCTATATACTCAGGAGTTTCAGAAAGCATTCTTTCTAAATCATTTGCTGAAATTTCAATATAGATATTGTCATTTTTAGAATTTTTACTTTTAACTTTTTGTCTAAATTTATTTAAATAATCATTTCCTTGATTAAAAGTTAAATTTAAAATACTTATAGTACGACTTAAATCATTATCAACTAATATGTTTCCTATACCTGGAAGATATGCATACTTTTTTGATTCATTAACATCAAAATTAAGTGTATATTTGATGGTTGTTGGTACAGTATAATGTAAAATTCTATTTACTTCTGTTGAATCAGTTATTTGTTTTCCTATTAATTTATAATTGTAACTTGAACCATCTACTGGAAAAATATTTTGAAACATGTTACCTGTAAGATCATAATATGTAAATTTATCAAATATAAAATGATTATCTCCAGCTTTTTCTGGTCTAAAAGGTAAATAAAAAGTTTCATTTATTAATTTTAACTCATGAAAAGTACTTTCATATAAACAAAACTTTTCTGTTTTAAATAAATCCTCAAGTTTTGAAGTTACATAATGTTTTAAAGCTAATGAAGGATTGATATATTGACGTTTATTTACAAATTCGTCATTATATTTATCATGTAAACTTAAAAACGTTTTATAAGCTTCTAAATATGAAGGCATAAGATCTTTTTTAGAAATTCTATTGATTATTGCATTTTTTACATCATTACTAATTCTAAAGTCATGTCTATAATTAGACAGATTTATAAGATATGTTTCATATATTACTGAATAAACAACTAAATAATTAAAGAACTCATCATTTTTCTGTGTAAATTGAGAAATACTTGGACTTGGTCCTTTAAAGTTATAATATTTATTTATAAAAGTTTTTATATATTCTTTAACTAATAATGATTCTTTATTATTTATACTTGTAAATTCATTAAAATCATAATGATTTAGTTTACTAAGATAAAATGAAAGTTTCTCTTTATATTTATTTTCAAGTTTTGTATTAACAAAGGTATTAAGTTGTTCTTTATTAAAAATTATGATATAATTTGATGCTACAGGACCTGTTAAAATTAATATTGAATCTTTTAAATCATAATTAAGTAATGAATTTTTACTACCTCCAGAAAGAATATCTAGACCGCAATCTTCTTTACTTAAAAGAATATCTCCAAAAGTTCCATTTATTTGAAAAAAACAAGTAATAATATCTTCTTTTTCTTTTTCTTTTAGTGATAATGGTTCAATTCTTGATGTTTTCATAATCTTAGTTAAAAGGATTTTGAGAGTTAATTTCTGAATTAATTTCATTATTATTTCTTTCAATTTCACAAACAGTGTCTTCGCAACTTTCCAATAATGAAATAATTTGTTCATTGTCATGTTTGTTTTCTATTTGATCTTCTAATAATTGTTCTTTTACCAAAGAAATAGCATATGCTATTTCCTCGATTTTTTCTTTATTTTCAGTTGACAACATAGTACACTTTTTAATTACTTTATCGTAAAGTAAATAATCATCATTTTCTAAATCCTCTAAAACCTCACTTAAATCATTTTCCATTTGATCTTCTAATTCATCATCAGTAATTATATCTTCTGAAAAAGCAATTGAATCGGCATAATGATTTAATTCAGCTTGATTCATTTTTTCAATGTAAGCTTCACCATCTTCATGATATCTCTCAACTGTTGAAATATCAGAATCAATGACCATAGATAAATTACTTTGAAGAAAATTTCCATTTAATATTCTTTTTGGTAGTATATTACTAACATGTGGAACTATTATTACTTTTGAAATTGGAATTATGAATAATTTATTTGACTCATCGGAAAAATATAATTTTTCTTTATGAATATTTGTATCTAAATCAGAAGTGTTATTTTTAAATACAAAAAACTTTTCATATTTTGTATTTTTCAATAACGTAGAATAATGAAAAGTTGGTATTTCTGATAAATTACAAACGTTTCCTCCAATTTTTACATCAACAGCACGAACTTTTTCCACAACAGCTGGTAATGATTTTACAGTTTCTTCTTTATGATTTTCATATACTTGATTCAATATATATATTTTGTTTTTATTTTTATAATTATATAGATAATTAAGTTTTGCAAATTCTGTGTTTATGAAATATTTAATAACAAAAGATCTTACTGAATACTCATAAAAATATACTTCACTAAGAATATTTTTAAACACCTCTTTAAAATCACTTAAATTATTTTTAAAATCTGGATGATTTAAAGTTATACAATTTTTTGAGATATTGTCATCATCAAAAAAAGAAAGTAATTTTAAGCTCGATAAAGTATCTTCATTACTTAAATATGTTTCATTTGTATAAATAATATTATAACTAATATCATCAGTTGTTTCATATGCTGAAATTTGTCCATTATTAAATAAAATTATAATATCATCTTCAGCAGAACCATTTAAAATTCTTGTTTGTAAAGTTTTATTGTGTATTTTTCTTTTTACTATTTTTTCATGATGGTGATAATATGTAGAAATTTTTGATTTACTTTTTATTATAATACCAAACAAATTTTTATCTTTGTCAATTACAATATCTGGTAATCCTAAAAGATTAAAACAAGTATCATCATCACTACTGTTATTATTTTTCTTAATTTCATCTTTAATATCTGAAATAAACTTTTCTTGAGAACCTATAGTTAATACATAAAATTCAAGAAGAACTTTTAATTCTTCAACTTCTGATTGATAAATATTTTTTTTATTTTGTTTTTTACATGCGTTAATTATTAACTCTTTAATTGTTTCAATAGGTACAACAGCTTTAAGAAAAGTATTAATTTTTACTTCTGCTAATCTGTAATTAACATCTATCATCAACTCATTAGATGAATACCTTAAAACAAAATCACCATTATTTAAATTTTCATTTATAATTTTAATTATTTCATTTATATTATGATTATTTCTTGAATATATTTTTGATTTATTCTTTAAAGTTATATTGTATATGACAGCATTTCTTTCAGTTGTATGTACTGATTCTTTAAATAAATCATTAAAACTATCTTTTAAATAATTTTTCTTTTCTTCAGGTTTTAAGCTGTTAAAATACTTTAAAGTTAAACTAATAATGTTACTTTCATTACTAGTAAAATGATTCATATAAGAAGTTGTTACAGAAGTTGAATTAGTACTATTTTTAAATGTATTATTATAGGTATAAGTATAATCATGATAAGGTTTATTTGCTAATTTTTTATTTTCTGTAATTACACCATGTTTAATAGTGTATAAATTCAATTCTTTTAATTCTTCAATATTTGTACATCCAATAATTTGTAAAGGTTGTTTCTCAGAAGAAATATACATTCCTTCTTCTTTCCATCCTATATGAATTTCACGATCCTTTTTAAATAAATGTAAAGTATCTTCTTCATTTTCATAACTAAATAGTAATGTAGCAGCACCTGCAATATCATTTAATATATGAAGATCTCTATATTTAGAAATATAATCATACACGTGTGCAGAATCTACATTGAATTTTCCTATTTTGTCATATTTTTTCTTTAAATCATCAATATTAGTTATTGTTCCATTATGTACACCTATTATTCCTGGAAAATAAAATGGATGAGTAGTATCTTTACTAAACGTTTTATGTTTAAAAGATGCTTGTCTTAAATGTCCAATAAAAATATTTGCAGATTGTTCAATTTCACTTTTGTAATTTATTAACAAATTTTTGTCAGCTCGATCAGTGTCTTTATAAACACATTTTTCAAACTTTACGTCTTTTAATGGTCTGAAAAATCCAGCAGCATCACTACCTCTTAAAATATTTAAACTCATTAAGATTTTAATACTTGCTGGATCATATTTCATTCCATCAAATCCTGAAAAACCAACTATTCCACACATAGTGTTATTTGATTATTGTCCTTGTTTTTCTGTTAATCCTTTGTATGTATGATATGAACCATCATCTAAATAAGATAATCTTTCCGGTCTTGAAACTTCATGCATGTAAATTTCAGCATTAATTTCTTGATTATCCATCATTACAACTAAAGGAGTTCTTTTATAAAAGTTTGGATGTCCTTCTAATCTATCAAGATTCATTAAAGTTTTGTCATCAACTTCAAATAAATCTCCTTTAATATTTACTGGTTTAAATATTTGTTTTTCTTCTTCAGTTAAAAACTTACCTTCAGATACATAAGGAATACCTGAAGCAAACATTCTTAATTCAGATTTAGTTGTTGCTGAACCTAAATGTTTTGCACCTTCGTTATTTAAATAATTTTGATAGTTGCCATATGGTGGTCTTAATGTACCATAGACAAAAACTAAGTGTTTTTTCATCTTGTTTTCTTTGCTATTAATTTTGTTAATGTTTCTATGTAACGTTCAGTCACATAGGTGAATTGTTTTTTTTCGATATCATTTTCTCCAAAACTTGGGGCTGAATTTATTTCAATAATAATAAAATCTGGTGTTTTATCTTTCTTTTCATTTTGAACTCTAACATCACAAGCTCCAAAATCAAGTCCTACTGATTTTAAAGCTAAAACACAATGCTCTACTATTTGGTTCCAATTTGATGGTTTTTCAAATAGATTGCTTTCAGAATCTTCGCGAATCCAAACGCAATTATCATCATGTCTATGCCATTTTTGATCTTCAGGGGTACCAGATTTTAACATTTTTCTACATGAATAAAATGCACCATCTTCAGTTACATGTACTCTGTATTCTCTGTTATATTGATAATATCTTTCAAAAATATAATTACTCATAGTTTTGTTAGTTGCCCATTTTTGTAATTCTTCAAAATTATTAATTAAAGAATTACCTTTATTTCTTGAACCAAAATGTGATTTTGCTACAATAGGATAAGGTAATTCTTGAGCTATAATTCCAACATCTATTTTATCATGTTGTTTTTCAACAAAACTATTAATTGATCTTGCAGTGAACCATCTTGCTGTTTTTACATTTCCTTTAGTAAAACAGTTTTTCATTCTTAATTTTGAAGAACTATTTTGAATACCTTCTACTTTATTTATTTCGATAAAATTATAATTATTCATCTGAGTGATCTGGTTCGTCAAATCCCTCACTGTCGTCGTTGAACCAAAGCGAATCAGCACTTTTTGTGGTAACTTCACCAACGGTAGCAGCTTGTATTTCCCCCTCAACACTTGATGAGATGGATGTCTTGAAAGAACTAGCGGTCTGGTGAGACGATATTGCTTCTTCAATTGCTTTTTCAATGGATTCACCGTCTCCTTCATAGAGGAAGGAGAAACCTGATTCATAGGTTTTTTTTTCAGCTTTTTTAATTTTATTTTGTTTTGCATTTTGTTTTTTTTGAGATAAATAATCTAAAGTTTTAAAACTATTACTATCAACTAATACTTTTTTATTTTTATCATTTTTAATGTAAAAACAAACTCTGTTTTCAAATTGTAATGAAGGTTCTTCTTTTATAATTTTATAATCTTTTTTTAAAGTAAAATTACTTTGTTTTTTTATGCAAATAACTGTTTCATCTTTTTTATAATTTAATATTTCTTGTCCTTTAATGTACTTCTTTGAAACTTTTGATTTTTCATTTTCAATTTTTTTAATATATTGTCGATAATCACTTGCTGAAGTAACTTGATTGTAAATTTGTGCTGCTTCTGTTATGGTATCACTTGATAATACATTAGTTGGTTTTGATGTAGTTGGTTTTGATGTATTTATCCATACATAAGATGGTTCTTCTGAATTTAAAGTATTTGCTGGTTTTGTTGCTGCTTTTTTTCCTGTTTTCATTATATTAATTATTTAAAAGTTAAAAAGTTTTACTTTACTTTTTCTGAAGTAGGAACAGTAATATTCAACTCATTTAAAAATTGAATAATATTTTGTTTTTTATTATTTTTCATTAAGGAGTTAACTTCTTGAAAAAATTCATCATGATAAATTAATGTATCATGATTAAATGCATGTTCTACTGCTTTTTTAGTTCCATTTAATACCATATCAATTAAATAACCATCTTTTATCCAATAATTAGATAAAGAACGATACTCAACACCATATGGTTTAAGTCTGAAACGTCCTGGAGTTCCATATACATTTTTTCTTTGATCATCTTCATCAAGAATTGTACTTGGTAATCCAACAAATAAATCCATAAATTTTACAACATTACCTAATACATGTAATATTTCAGGATTAACTGTTTGAAGTGGATTATCTTGTATAAAATCTATACTTTTAACACCTAATTTATCTAAAAGTCCTATATGAACGTGACCACCTGCAAATCTAATGTCTGGGAACATTATTGGATCTGGTGGAAAATTCTGTTGCATTAAATATGCATCAAAATCTGGATCACAACCAAATTTATTAGCTTGTTCAGTTAATAAATCTATAGGATTAAAATTTGCACTTGGTACTATTAAAGCTTTAAAGTTTGTATAATTTGTATTTATATGATTTAATATTTTATCGATATTACTTTTAAATTCTTCATTATCATTTGTAGCTGGAATGTTAAATTCTGCCATTACATTATCTTCTTGTAATGCAAAACCTTCTCCTAAAGAAGTAATATTTAAAGGTTCTTCTTTAGAACCACCAATAATTCCTTCAGCAGATGTAACTTTACCAGTTTGAGTATTTACTAAAAATACTTCGGTGTCTGTACCAATAGTGATATTTTTCATTAATTATGATTTTACTTTTGAGGTTTTGAAGATTTTATTAAATTGAGATTCAATCATAAACTCTGTGATTTCACAATTAAATTCCTCTGGGTGCCATTGTACACCAATAATTGGAAATTCTTTATGAACAAATCCTTCTATCAATAAGTTTGTTTTAATTCTTTTTAAATTTTTGGTTTCTCTGTCATTTACTAAAAATTCATCAATAATATTATTTTCTGATTGAATAGTAGGACATGCATCTTTTTTACGTGTCCAACAAACAGCTTTCAAATTATCTGCTAATTTATCAACTGCTTGATGATGAAAAGTATTTACTTTATCAATTCTAATAACATTTTGAATACTTTTAACTCCTTCATTAGTTACAATTTCTTGACAATTTTCATCCTCTGGATTATAGTAATTTACAAATTGTGTTTTTTCAGATCTTGAAGAATCATCAAGACTTTGATCATGTCCTGTTACATGTTGATACAAAGTACCTCCAAACATAACATTTAATGATTGCATTCCACGACAAATCCCAATTGTAGGTTTACCTTTTAAAACCCAATTTTCTTGGATTACAGAATCTAAATATTCAAGATGAACATCTATTCTTCCACATTCAGGTGCTGGTTTTTGTCCATATCTTCTTGGATCAACATCTGCACCACCAGGTAATACTAATAAATCGATATCTTCAAATGTCTTTTCTAAATCACTATCTACTGTTATAAATGTTAATACTAATTCTTTATCGAATTTCCTTGCAATTTTTCTGCAAAAAGCTTGATAAGAATGGTTTTGATAGGTTCTTTCACCTAATGAATAGGCTAATAAACCTATATTCATTTTTTGTTTTTTCATTGGTTTTTATTTGTCTAAATGAGGATATGTACAGAAAAAATAAATTGTTCTACCTGTTTTTGGATTTTCACCAACAGCATATTCTTGAATCTCTCCTTCCATTTCAAGAAGAAGTTCTCTAACATGAATGTTAGTTGTATTTAAATGTAAAGAAATTACTCCTAATCCATTTGTAAGATGATTTTCTTTAAAATGAACTGCTTTTCTTCTAAGTTGCATAAATATGTAACTAAAGATTAATTTTATTATTTCTTTTCTATCAGCAATATTAATTCCTAAGTCTGACATAGGTGTATTATTTGCTATTAAATTATCAATACCAATCATTACAGCTGCACCGCAACATCCTCCAAATTCTCTGAATGTAAAAGTATGACTTAATAATGGTTGTATTGTAGGTCTTCCTGCTACTTTTACAATAATATCATATTGAATACTTCCATATCCTGTAGTTGCTAAGTTTCTTATCAAATTATCATTGGTATTTAAACTTACATACTCAATATTGTATTTTTGTAAAATAGTTTTTAATGTTGATATTAGTTTTGGTATTCTAACATCTAATTGTTGTTTTTGTCTTAGTGTTGACATCTTTACGGAATTAAAATTTCATTTATATTTATTGTTTTGTTTAGATTACTTTTTGCTCGTTCTTTTAGTTCATGAGCTTGAACTTTCAATTTAGAAGATATTTTTTTTAGTAATATTTTTTCTCCAATCTTAACACCACTACTGTTTATTAAATTAATATTAAATAAATCAGATAGACTTTTTCTCAATTCAATTTCTGATTTAGATTTTATTAAAAACAAATAAGTGGCTTTTACATCATGTAAGTTATATTCAATAATTTTCGGAACATCTTCTTTTTTAATTAGACTGTAATGTTTAAAAGGTAAATCTTCTACTTTAGACATCTTCATATTAACTTCAAGCTTTTTTAAACTTGTACTTCTTGCTTTGTTATCAAAATGATGAATTCTAAAAAGATCTATTTGATCAATTAAACATTTATAAATGCTGTATGGTGGATATTGAGCATTTATTACTTCGTTTTGTGTAAAATCATACAATAATCTATTTATTTCTTGTGAATTTAAATTAACAAGATAATCTTTGTTTTCAAGGATATAATGAACTAATTGGTAGTCAAAATTCAAATTGTTAAATCCAACCATTAAAGTTAGATTTTCAAGGAATTCAACATACTTTTTTATATCATTAATATCATCATGAATTACAAAATAACCTTCTTTTTTTGTTTCTAAATCTAAATATGCACAAGAATGAAAGTTTTTAAATTGTTCTAAGTCATATACTACTTTTTTTGTTTTAATCATAATCAAATTCTAATTTGTAATTTTCCATTGGTGTAATTTTACTTATTATTTTATTACATTCATTGAGATAATAATTAAAATTAATATCATATGAAGATAGTTCTTTTGATTTGTCAATAACATTTGCTATTTGAACATATGTTCTTGATTCAACCATTATTTCTCTATCATCAACGTTATTTCTTTTGATTAATATACCTCCTTTGTTTGATATAAAATACCTTGTTGTTTTAGAATGTTCTTCTATGTGTAATTCAGAATCTTTTAGGTAATGATACTCTGTAGACCAATTACCAGTTGTTGTGACAACTTTACAAAAGTCAAGAATATCTAAATTATTAAAAGTTTCTATAATTGGAATGTTGTCGAGAAAATAATTATTCAAAGCTTTTGATACACATAACATAGAATGATTTTTATGCCATTCTCTTTTTGTTAAGAATATACCTTTTTCTTTGACATAGCCATTTAAAAATTTACCACAGTAATTATTTACATCTCTTATGACCATTTTCTCATATTCAGCAAATTCCAATTCAAGTTGAGTTAATTCTTCCCATTCTTTACAAATAGATACAAATTGATCGTAATCTTCATTTTTAATTTTAAAGGTTAAACCATCTGTATTTGCTTGTAAAACTATACAATCTAAACTATCTACTATTTTTTCAGCTAACATAATTAATAGTAATTGACCATTAATTGTTGTTTGCATAGTTAACTTAGGATCATATAGAAAGGAATTCTCCTCATTGCTTTTCAGATTGTTATCTCCAGGGCTTTTTATCCTTGGATTCTTACGGTTTTATTCCCGTAAGCTCGGCGTACATTTTTATCTACATCCTGACATGTTTAGATAGTGGATACTCTTGGTTGGATTATATTTATTCACCAACTACGCTCTACACTACTGATTAACCTTTCGTAATTTAATCAGTTAGCTCGGTATTATCATTTCAGACTTCACCGAATTTACCCACTCATAATTCAATCTATTTCTAAATTGAACGGCTTGTAACTAAAATATAAACCTTTGTAAGGTTTACCTGTCTTACAAGACTTATTAATATTTACAGACTGTAAAAGTTTTATAGGTTTTCCCATTCTTTCAGTATTAAATCGTGATTTTATAGGATAATTATTTTCATCCGTTATTGACCAGTCTTCAATGTCTTTAGAACAGTTCCATTTTGCTATAAAACTTTTATTTAGATCATATACATATATTTCTGGTAATTTTTCTCTACAATTTTTAGAAAAATTGTCTCTATCTCCTTTTTTATTTTTAGAAACTTTTAAATGTTCAGTTGATTCATATTTTTTACCTTTATTCCATGGAATGCGGTTTTTTAATTTTTCCTTTATATGATCAAATTCACCAGAAGCATACTTTTTCAACATAGTTTGTCTTCTTTTTTCAATTGTTTCTTTAGATAAATCAGGACCAGTAGCTAAAGGATTAATATTATAAAGAATTTTATTATTTTCTTTATAATTATTAATCCAATACTGTTCTCTAATTAATGTATCATTTTTGTCTGTAATTTCAAGTATCTCTATTATAAAATTGTCCTCACCATATTTATTATAAGAATTTTGTAAATGTGCATTTTTATGCGTATTTATTCTTAATCGTCCTATATGATGATTTACTCGTTTATGTATGGACATTTTAGTACTACCAATATAAACTTTATTATTGATAATATTTTTAATAAGATATACTCCTGATTTTAATAAATCTTCTAAATTGTTTACATCTATTTTCATATATTGTTGTATTTTTTACAAATATACAACAAATTATCTTTAAATGCAACTTTTTTGTGAAATTTTTAGTTATTTTTTTTCAACCATATGCACCATTTAATGCAAGTTTTAATCCTTCATTTTCAGGACTTTTTTTGGGATACTTTTTTCTTTCTAAATAAATCTCTTCATAAATATCACAAAATTCTTCACCTAAATGAGAGGCATAAAACTTGTTTTTAATAGCCAAATTTGGATAAAAACTACTTACGTCAACATCTATGATTCTACCATCTTTATTGTCGTAAATACCAGCTTTAATACAACCGTGCAAACCACCTTGTGCTAAGTCGTATTGAAAACCTTTATAAGTTACAGATTTATTAAATCCATTTTTAGTATCTGTAATCTTTAATTTTTTTAAGTAATCTAATAAATGTTTAAATTCTTCGCTTTGAAATTTTATGTCATCGGACTATATCATCATCTCATAGAGATGCTGGACGCTGTAACCTGTTATTAAGAAGACTGTACTTCTCAGGTAGTCTCTGAACCTTCTATAGATGTATCTATAGCTTGGCTGCTGATTGTTTGTACTTTCCAGCAATTCATCCAGTTTTTCAATAAGGATCACTCCTTAAAGCCGCACATTATTCATAGTTATATTTTATTTCTAATGTCATTCCTCCTTTTGGATCAATTTTATAAAATATTTTTTTATCATCCATTATTTCTAAAATGTCTTTTAATTCTAATAGTAATTCATCTTTTGTAAGTTCATCTGTAAACAAATAACTTTTTCTTAATTCACGAACTGGTTTTTCATCAGTTGTTAAATTTTCTTTTCTGTATTTTTCAATTTGTAGCTTAAAATTTACAATAAGTTCATCATTTAAAGCACCTAATCTTAAATATTGTTTGTCTAAGATTATTTCTCTTGATATAGTTTGTGATTGCATGTTTGTGTCTTTTGATGAATTATGTTTTTTGTGTCTTTTACCTTTTCTGCCCATTGTTTCATTGTTTAATGGTGTATTGTCATAATTTTCTTGATTGTGTATTAATGTTCCAATTAAAATTGAAAATACTGTAATAATTATAATTATAGCAGCCATGTTGTTAATAACGTGATCCATTTTTTTAAATTTAATTGTGGATTTGACGGGTCCCGACCCCGCATTTTCTTTTTAAAGAAAGTTTTAACCAAGAAGAAAAAGAAGCGAATGGCTACCACTAAGTGGAATATGATTCTTTCTTTTCATTAAAAGAAAAGAGTTATTTTTACACAACTCTTTTCTTTTAACTATTTTCTTCATTTAAACTACAAACCCTCATTTTATTGTTTTTGTAGTTTATAGACTAACTCATCAGTTTTAAAAAGTATCGTATCTTCAGTTTTAGAAATGATCTTCGTTACATTTTTTGTGTAGTGAAGTCCTACTATACAAGATTTACCAATTATTGGTTCTTGATAAAGTTTTCCATATTCTACTAATTCATTAGAACTATTTGCTAATCTCCAATATGGATTTGCATTATTAGTTTTTCTTTGCATTTCTTTGGTTTAATTGTTGATTAGCGTTTTGAAATATTTCATTAAACGAATATTTTCCATCTGGATATATAGTACGTCCAATGTTTAATTTTCTTGGTTTTGGTTTTGGTTCTTGATAAACACAATCTTGTGTTGCAAAAGTAGTTCCAAATAACAACTTTTGTATTATTTTTGTAGCTTTATTCATCTTCATTGTTAAATGAACAGATAGTATTTATTAATTCAGTATTCAATTTGATATACAAATCACCAGCTATAGTTCTTATCATTTTTCCTCTTGTTATATTAGTTGTTTTATCTATAAATTTTAAATGAGTGAAACTACCAATCATTTTGTTTAATTTATATCCATGAATTCTTTCCATATAATAATTCGTTGTTTCTTAAATTATAAAAGTAAAGTATTAGCATTTCTCTTTGTTGAAAAGATAGTTTATTAAATATAGGATATATAATTGTTGTTTTTATTTCAATAGTTGATTCACTTGAATCAATTAAATTAGGTAATTGTAAAAAATCACCATTGAATCTTTTCGCAATGGTTTTGTAATGATTAATTCTTTTCATATCATATCGTTTTCATACAACGTATCTGTAATAGCATAAAATAAATTATCTTTTATTATTAAGTAACTTTTATTATAAAGATTTACATATACTTTATTAAATGTGTGATTATTTGTAAATTTATTAAAATTTGTATCAATAATTATTACTGGAAATATTTGTCTTTTCATTTTAAATGATAAATTAACGAACTAAAGTTTGTAGAATCATCTATTAAAAGAGACAATTGTAACATTATGTTTCCTTCTGTATTAGGCATTACTTTACCTCTTATATTTAAACTAATTTTTTTATTTATATCAAATAATGGTCTTTTAAAGTTTCTTTCAATGATATAAAAACTTGTAGAATCAATTTTTTTCATTTATTCTTTTTAAATTCATCATAAAGATAATCTACTGGATGTTTTTTGGGAAAAGTACCATTTAGATTATTAGGATATTCGTAAAAAATTCTTTTGTTCCATAGTTCTGACCAATTATCAGGGTAGTCTTTAATAGATCCTCGACCATAATTATTTGTTTTACCATAAGGATCAACAGGATCTAAAATCTTTTCTATGTACAACGCATCTAACTTTGACATTAGAAAGCGAGTACAAAATTCAAACCAATGAATATATTCACTATCAAAACTAATAAAATCTTCTTCATCATAATTACCTTCTTGGTCTTTATTAAAAAAGAATATTTTTTTATATTCAGGAAACAATACTTGACACATTTCAAGTAGTTTGTTTTTTTGTTCTTCAGTTAAGTCTATTGGTTTCATATTAATCATATTCATCATATTCATTAAATTCTTTTAAATCTTTCTTAGTAAATTTAGCAACTTTAAATTCTAAATTAGGTTTTTTAACATCGTAAGTAACCCAAGCAAAAGAAGGTGTAGATATTTCATAATAATCTACATCACCTTGAATTTGTATTTCATGTACTTGAATTTGTATTTCATGTATTGGATTCCAATCATCAGTTGTTCTATTCCAATGAGCAGCTTCTTTTTTATTTAAAAATCTGAAATGTGTTGGTATTTTGAGTGGTTCGTTCATTGTTTTATATGTTTTTGATATAAGTAAAACATTCAATTTTTTCTAAATTTCTTGTGAAACATTTAATTTTAACTCTTTTGTAAGAATTACCTTCCCATTTATCAATAAGTTCAATGTTTTCAGTTTCTATTAAAAAACCAGGTATAATATTTTTACCTTCTATTAATTGAATATAATGATAATTTGTTTTACTTGTTTGTGATTTTGTTATTTCTAAATCAAATCCTTTTATAAAAACAGATTTTAAAATTTTACTTTTAAATTTTTCTAAATTTTCAGGAAGTATTAAACTTCCATAGCTAAAAATTAAATGTTTTGTATTATTCATATAATAAAAAATAACAATTGCCGCAGGAGTTCTACGACAATTGTTTATCGATGTTCATATTTATTGATTAAATTTATTGTAGTACATGTACAGTTCTTTGATTGCTCCATATTCAGGATTAACAAAACCTGTTACTGTTTTTGGTAGTTGTATTGAATTTCCAATTATTAAAGCTACTACTATTATTACTTTAGCAATGATATAATCATTTGACATTTTTTTTAAAACTGTTTTAATGATAAATATCGAACTTATCATAAATATTAAACCACAAATAGACCATACAACTTGTTGTTTAATTAGAATAGCCCATACTTGGTTTGCTGTTGTTCCAAGAACTTCAGCAACTTTATGTAGTAGTTCTTTACCATCCTGATATAATACAGGACTAACATCTTTTAAATCGTCGTGAATAGTTTTTATAATGCTTTTAGAATCTTGGTATGCAGAATCTATAACTGATTTTGAATCATTATAAACTGTTGATACCCCTTCTGTGGTATTGTCAATTAAAGTTTTAACTTCATCTGTAGCAAATGCTGAAAATGATATTAAAAGTAATAAAGAAAAGATTGTTTTTTTCATTGTTTGTTGTATTAATCGTTTGATGCTAAATCAATTAATTGTTTTCTGTTGTGATAAATTGCTAATAACAAGAAATAAATAAATAATTCTGTTAATAATAAAGCTAATCTCAAGCCTTTATTTTGAACAAAGGCTTCAATTGGTGCTGTAAAACTCAATTCATAAAAAGAGAAACACACGTAAAATAAAACAGTGGGTAATAAACTCCACTTTAAAGGTTTAAGATACAACATCTTTTTTTGGTTTTAACGGTATGGATTATAAATTACTTCTACTTCTTTAATTCCTTGTTCTTTTAGATAATTTAAAACTTCTCCTTCATTATTACAACTACAAGTATTTTCAACATCCCCGTTATATCTAAATGTTACAATATGAGAATAATATACGTTTTTACCTGAATTTAAAGTTATATAATTTCTTTCATCATGAAATATTTTTTCAATTTTAGCATTCCCTACCATCAATTTACGTTTAAATGTAAAATGAATACTAATCATAGTTATTGTAAAAAGTAATATACAGAATATTACATAATAATCCAAGTCATTATTTCATTCGATGTATTTTTATTTGTGTATGTAAATACTTGGCTATTTTTATTTTCTTTTACAATTTTTGACATAATTTCTATAAAATCAATATTAAATTCTTTTTTTAAATTATCTAATTCTTTATTGTTACTAACATTTGTAGAAAATAAATTTAAGTTATTATCCATCACATCTTTAATCATTTCTTCAATTGCTTTTTCAATTGGTTCTTTAAATAAATCAATTTCTTTAGGTGTTAATTTTTTATCTTTAGTTATTTCTTTTAATTTAGCATTTATTTCTTCTAAGATTGGATTTATACCAAAAAATTCAGTAATAGAACATGAACAGTCTAATGTACGTAAATCAATATAATTAAGATCTAATATCCATTCAGTAGAATCAACTCTAACTTTAAGATCATAACCATCCCATTGTTCTACTTTTAAAACTCTTTCTTTTTTAGCAGCAGGTTCTTTATCAGTACTAATTTTAAAGTATTTTTTAGCATATCTTGCACTTTCATTTCGATCATTAATAACTACATAATAATCATCTTCTTGTGCTTCTAATGTATATTCTTTGTTTGGTGTTAAATGTCTAAATTTACCATTATTATTGTTTAGACATATCAGTTTTGTACCTTCCATTGTGGTTGTTGTTTGTTTGTTTAAATATTCGTTTAATAAAATTTCAAATTTATTTTTATTAGTTATTTCTGTCCAATATTCATTATTTACATTGTGATGATATAATAAATTATTTCTTGGGTCAACTTTTTGACCTCTTTCATTAATGATAATTACTTTTTTACTGTGTTTGTCTTTATATCCATATTTCATCATTTTCAGATGTATTAATTAAAAGATTATGCATTTGCATTCTTTTTATTTTAAAACTTGAATTTGTAAAAAAAACAGAATCATTCATATTTTTTTGTGCTTTGTTGTTCATTTTATTTTTTATTTTTGTACTTATTTCTCTACCTATTGAGGTATGACCTACATAATTAGACATGTTTTTCAAAACTAAATATTTTAAGTTTATTTGAAATGTTAAATCTATTGAACATACCTAATTTATCATGAATATTAGAAAGTATTTCAAAATCTAATTTATGAATTTTAGTCAAATAAATCATCGATCTTTGTTCTTGTCTTTTCATAATTTATCAAGATGATGCAGTTACATATTCATTTTCTTTAGTTTTTTCCCAAAGATAATCAACTACAACATCCTCAAGATTTTTTATTTCATTTAATTTTTTATTGGTAAATTTTTCTAATTCTTCAATTGAAATATATCTACCAGCATACATAAATGTTTCACCCATATTTATTATCTTTTGCTGTTATTATTGTGATTAAAATTATACAAGCTAATATGTTAAAAAACATGTAAGGACTTTTATACATGTTTAAAGCAAGCAAGTTTTGTACGATGAATACTAAGTAAGATGCTCTTCTATGTTTTTTGTATATAAGATAATATCCTAATACAGAAAGAATAACTAAATAAATTTCCATTACTTATTTTTGTTAAGTTTGGAAAATCTTTTATTTAGTTTTTTAACTTTATCTTCTGCTCTTGCTTTATCGTAAAATAAAATTGCAGTATCTACCCAAGTATATACTAAAGTTCTTTTAACTCTGACTTGAAGTCTAAAGTTTGTTACGTTGTGGTTTGTCTCAGGTTTTAATCTAAATGACCTGAGTTTTTTTGTGCTTTTCATATGAATTATTAATTACCAATCTAAAAAGTGATAAAGTAAATTAACCCTTGTTTTAAAATTTATTTCATCTGCCATATTTTGTTCTTTTTCATTTCTAACATTATTAAAATTATGATATTTTTTATATGCACTAAAATTAATTCTTTTCATGTTATTTTTCTATGTCTTCAATTATACTATTAAATAAAGTTCTTGTAGGATCTGAAATTTTATAATATAATCGATTAAGTTTTTTATCTACTCTTTTAAATAGTTGTAATTTATGTGAATTAAGTATACATGAGAATCTAAATAGATTTTTTTTCATGATATATGTTTAATATTTCTAATAATACTTAAAATCATTATTTGTGTTGAAATTTTATAAAATACTTTATCATAATTTTTGTCAAAATGATGGACTTTAATACCTAAAGGTGGCGAAATATAAGATATTTTTTTCATGCGATGATTACGTTTAAAAAGATTCTATTTGAATTATTACTAAAATCATTTTTTATATGCATTATTACTCGTTCTCTTTGTACTAATATCTCAATAAATATTTCATCAAATACTTTATCATTAACACAAGGATATAAATTACCACGTGGTTTAAGATCTATTCGTTTCATTTCTTAAAAATGTTAAAATACGATTTTAAAATTTTTTAAATGAAAAAAAATTTTAATAAGAGATCTATTTTGTATTAACATTGTCATTTTTCTTTGTTCTACAAACCATTCACTTTTTAATTTTAAAAAACGAAATGTTTTATCATATAGTTGATCATCAGCATTATTTACTATTATTCGTTTCATATTAATCTCTTTTCATTATGAACAAAATCTGTAAATATAAGTATTGACATTGTCATTTTCTTTCGTTTAAACCATTTAGTTCTTAAATATTGATACCTAAATACTTTATTATATAATTCATAATCAGCATGATTTACCATTATTATTTTCATATTATTCAAGATATTTTCCAAGAAAGAACATATTACTTATTACGCTAGATCTTTTAAAATATTTAATTCTTAAATAGTTTTTACTATATAAATTATCATCAAAACTATATAAATTATCATCAAAACGAAATGTAATTATTTTTTTCATTTTCAAGATATTAAAGTTTCAAGTGATTTTTCAGTTAAAACTAAATATTTTGTTCTAACTTGTATTATTTTATCAAATTGTATTTCAAATAAGTTTCTTGAATTTTCTTTATCAAATATAATAGTTCCTTTAAATAAATAAGATAATTTATTTGTAGGTTTATTTTTTTGTTTAATACTAATTTCTTCAATTCTATATATATTAAAGTTACCATTTATTAAATCTTCTCTTATATCAATCAAATAAACAACTGATAATTTATGTTTTAATATTTCCAATTCATTATATGAAAATGGATATATTCCTTCTATTAATTTTACATTTCCAATTTTTATTTCTGATGTATATTCTTTCCATTTATGTTCAAGATGTTGTTTTCTAATATAACCATTTGAGGTTATAAATTTACCACTTCTTAAATCAATTTTTAATTTTTCTTTAAATATTATAGGTCTTTTTTGATGTTTGAAAAATAGGTAGGTATTATTTGGGTTATACCTACCTATTTTATCGTGTGCTTTCTTGAAAAGCTTACTTAAATCAAAAAGATGATTAGTCTTTTGAATTTTCATAAAGTTTCAAAAAAGGATTGAAGACTGTTTGTGGAAACACCATGCAATCTTTATCCATTGGGAGATTGGTGTGTTTATCAGTAGTCAACAAAGACTTTCCTTCTATAAGACGGAAATCTTTTTGTTTGTCGATTACCACAATTTGTCTTTCTTCCACTTCTGTTGCAAAATGACCTGCTGTGGAAGACGCAGGAGCAACATTAATACCTCTTTTCATTGTTTTGTTTTTTAAAAATTAATTAATATTCATACTTCATTAATCCAAAATATTCATTACCTGAAAGTGATACAAGATCATCTTTTTCTGATTGACTTAAGTTTTTAAGTATTTCTGTTCCTTTAGGAGTAAAATTAGCTGAGAATATTTCTCCTTGTCTTTGAAGAGATGTTAAATGCTTTTTTAATTTACGTGGTATTCTGCACAAAGATGCTATTGCATCTTTAGCATTGTTATGTTCTGAAAATACCCCTAAAAAGAACATTCTGTCTGTTGAAGGACAAAAACATCTTACATAAGCAATTTCAACATCTTCTATTTGTCCTTTGAATAATGTATAAACACCTACGTTCATTGATTTTGTAGTTCCTTCTAAATACACAGGATCTTTTGTATCAACGTATGTGTCTTTTTCTGACAGATATTCTTTAAGATAATCAACTAAGAAAGTTCCTCCAAACTTTTCTTCGTAAAAATTTAGTACAGCACTTTTTATTTCTTCGTTTTGCTCTTTTACAAAGTCGCTAAACAAATAAGTCTTTTCAGACAAGCTTTTGTACAATTCAGCAGTAACGATTAAACCATTAATTGCATACAATTCATAGTCTTCAAATATTACAGATGGACCATTTATGTTATGTAATTGAAAGCTAGCGTTTCTACTGATAAAACGAGGAAATTCACAGATTAAACAAACTTCTTCGTATTGGATGCTCATAAAACTTAATTTACTTGCATTTACTAAAAGTTTTAATCTTTGTTTCAATTCATCGTCTAAAATATTTTTAAAGTTCTCATTAATGTAGTCATAATATCCTAACCAACTGAATTCATAGGATGAAATACTATAACTAAAGTTTTTGTAAGTAAAGTTAATATTGTCATTAGCGATGATATCATTAAGTTTATTTAAAAACTCTACATGATTTTTATCATCTATATCTTTACGAAACAATTTGTCGTATTTATCGTTTTCTAAGACATTTGCAAACTTTTGCATTTGTCTTGGTGATGTACACTGTATTACTAATGGTCTTTTATACTCCAAAGCTTCATACAAATCACCAATTCTTTTTGTCTTTTCTTCATGAGAAATCTTTTTATTTTCTTCATAAAGCTGGTATTTGAATACAAAGTCTAACCACTTTTCAGAAAACACTTCAATATTGGCTTCCTGTTCTGGTGTTAACTTGGTTATTTTTTCGTTTGACATCTTTTTTGTTGTTTTTTTTGATTAAAACTTAGCAGTTTTAAATAGTGTAAAAATCAATTGAAATAGATTGAAAGAGTATGATATCTTTTAAACATTTCACTTAATATCTGATAGTTAATACTTTTAGAAATTTTAGAATCAAAATGTTTAATATTATCGTTATAGATAATATTATTTATATTTATTTTTCTCATAATATTCTATGTCGTTATAAACAAATTTTTCTATTTCTGAATTTACTCCTTTTAAAATCTGTGCTATTGCTACAAATCTCATTAAAATAGGTAATTTATTACTTGTATTAACTTTAAATTGTTTTTTTACTTCAAGTGTAATACTTTGTATTAATGTTTGACGATGTAATTCAGGGTCCATGTAATATAATTTTTTCATATTAAAAACTTCATTTCATTAACTTTAATTGAATGACGAATCTGAGATGATGCTATAAAACAAAGAGGTGTGTTTGTAATTTGCATTCTCATTGAATCATGAATACTATAATCTAATTGTAAAAGAATTGGTTTTTCTATTTTATTATAGATATTAAGTTTAGTTGATATATTATTCATAATTAATCATTATTAATTATATAGTTATGTCCATCATTTAAAGTTCCTCTTAATTGGCTACTTATTTTATGACTTGTTCCTACTTTAATTAAAAAAATAAGAATTGAATCAAATTTTAAATTTGATTTGGAAACAATTGGAGATTTTGCTGTTAATGTAGAACTACGTATTTTCTTCATAACTTATGATTTTAATTAGTTTTTCTTATGTCATCATATAAATTATCAACTAATTGATTTAATAAGGTATAATTTATGTTATAAAGTTTATTTAAATTAATTATGTTATCATTAAATGTATTTATTCTTTTCATAATTGTTCATCTTTTAAAAAAGTAATTACACATCCATGTAGTTCAAAATCTGTTTTATAACCTATTTCTTCCTCAAGTTGATCACATAGTTGAATATATATTTTTTTAATTGTTTGAGAAAATATTCGATTAAGTATATCATTGTTTAATTGACAACTATCATTAACAAAGTTATGTGCTCTTTCCATTGTTATAATTAAAAAACAAGTGTTAATATTTCTACTAACACTTGTTATGTTTTTGTCTATATTGTTCTTTATATTCTTTCCAAGTTATGTTTTAGAGACAACTTCTTGGCTTCCTTAATCCGGGAACAATTTAATTGTTTGTCTGTACTGGCGGACTATTAGTCATCGTTGTCCAATTATTAGGCGGACTTGATGAAATTGAAACGGCACCAGTAGCATTATAAACTAAAACGTAATATGTTGTAGCATCATTATTAAACAATACAGTATAATAATCCATACTGTCTGTTTGCTGTAACACCGTCAACGTATTAGCATTTTGCGTTAAGTAGGAGAGCATATCACCTTGAGAAGTGAATGTAGTGAAATCTGAATGATATGACACTTGTTGTGCTGAATCATTCATAGCGGTTAACGAGGTTTGTTCAACAGCATCTGTAGCAGAAGGTGGTGTACAACCTACAATTCCTGTAAATAACAGGAGACAAATAATTAAAAGACTTCGCATAACTTTTTTTGTTTGTTTTGTTTGTTTTGTTTGTTAATATATATAATGAAAAAATTTTCAAGATATAACAAAATTTATTAGTCGGTTAATAAATTTTAATTATACTGTAACGCTGCTTTCTTTTACAATGTTTAAATATTCTTCTTCACTAATCAGTTCTGTAATGTTCTTAAAATCGTTAAGTGTTGATTTCCAATCTCTTGATTGTTCTCTTGATGGATTTTTAGATCCATTGTAAGAAGAAATTGGATTTCTAAATCCTTGAATTCTGTTTGCTAAATTATGAAACACTTTTCCAGTTAATTGAAAATTCTCAATGTTTAAGTTAACGTTGATTGGTTTATTAACTGCACGACCTGTGGCAATTAAAAAACCTTTCTTTCTTGAAAAATTTGGTTCTTGATTTGACTTATTAGATAAGCCAATCTGTAAGGTGTTATCAGTAACATTCATTGCTACTGTACACCCTTGTGCTAAAAAGTGTTTAACTTTCATTTGTTGTTGATATTAATTGTTTGTTTCGTTAGTTAAAGCCTCATCCAAATATGATTGATCATCTTTTGTTCCCCATTTTGTAATGATTCTACAAAGATTGTTTTTACAGTATTCAAATACAACAGGATCTTTAGGAACCTTGCGATTTTCTACTTCAAAAAATCCAAATTTAGATTTCTTTTTTAAATCTTTTAAATCAAAATGAGTTTCTGGAGCTGCAATAAATAATCCTGATTTATCAATTTTTTGAATTTTATCGTAACTGTATAATTTAGTTAAAACTTTTTCGTTTAAACCTGGTTTTCCATCGATACCATCTTTTACTGCAACATAAGCCCAAGTATTATTTCCAGAATTAAACCATGATTCTAATGATATATAAGAAAAATTAATTCTTTTTAAATCATTAACTGTAAAAATTGGTTCTTTTTTACCAAACAAGTTTAAAAGATAATCACTTTTTAAACCAATAAGAACAACGCTATCACCTGCACTATGAATTTCATTTAATTTTTTAGTTCTTGAAATTTCTAATACATTCTTTTCAGGAATATCCATTATATAATTTTTCACTGGTGCATGAATTAAATTGTACTTTTTACAAATACGTTCTAATTCATCTACAGTAATAAATTTTTCTAAAGGATATGCCTGTTTTAGTTCATTGAATGTATTAAGTTGTTCTTTATTTGAATTTATTGATTGCTCAATAAATTTACTTTTCTCTTTTAATTCTTGATATTGTTTTACAGGTTCAGAAGCAATAAAACCTAATTTTATAAGTTCTGTTGCTTTTTTTTCAAGTTTTGATTCTGTAACTACTTGTAAATTGTTAAGAACGTTTTCACATTCTTTGATGATTTTTTCTTCTGCATCATCAAATTCTTTATGAATTTGTTCAACAGTTGCTGGATGTTTTTTAAATGAAAACATGATTATTAAAATTTAATGATGGATGACAAGAGTAGGTAAAAATAAAGGACTATATTTTTTAAATTTATATAATCCTTTATTTAATTTGGTTGATCGATTAAGAAGCAACAGACTTAGTCTTTGCTTTTACTTTTGTTGCCGGAGCCATCATTTTCTCTTTTTGAGCCAATGCAATATCAGCTGGTTGAGAGAAGATTGTAATTGGATTAACCACATTGAGGTATTGAACCCCGGTCAATTCAATTTTAGTTGGCACTCCATTTTTGGTTTTGTAGTGCAACTCATTGGCTACAGTTTTAATTGGTCTTTTAGTTTTGCTGTCAAGCAAAAGTTCCCTGTTGGTTGACGCAGGATTAATCACATAGTGATTACGATCTGTTGGATCGTAGTTGTCATCACCACGCATTAAATTGCGGCATTTTTGTCCATCGCGATCAAGTAAGTTATATTCAACAACGTTGAATAATTCTTTTTCATTGCGATCTTTGCCGAAACGATTTTTCTCTTCAGCAGTGTTTGGGTAAACCAAAATAATGTTCATAACTTTTTTTGTTTTAAATTGTTAAATTGTTGATTAAATAAAATTGTACACCACAGCGGACTCGAACCGCCAACATCTTTTACAAGACCTTCTGCCGAGCACTGTTTAATGAAAAACAGCACATTGAAGTAATGGTGTATTGCTCCATACGTTTCTTCTATGATTTTATTTACGTCGATGAAATATCTCGCTACATGCTACAATTGAATCTTGGGGATTCATTTCCAACTATTTTCACAGGAAATAATGTAACATGGTCACGGCAAAATATAAATTCTATAACTTACATGACCAGGGAAATAGATAAACTGGTACTGGGTTATGTTGTTACCATCATTGAATTTGTGACGCTTTTTATTCAAAGAATACTTTGTAGTGACCCCGATAGGATTTGAACCTATAAAATCGCTCCCAACTGAGCTACGGAATCATATTATAAATTAAAAGAAAGGAGGGTAAAAAAAGAATAAAACTACTAAAACTTTCTTTCAAAACAACGAGATGTGTCAAATTAATCCCTCCTTTCTTTTGTTTTTAGCCGTTAATTTTTGCGGCTAAGCTGTTGTTAAAAACACACATTTTTTTCTGAGCTTTTGTGAGCTTCATACCAGATTCGCTTTTTTGAAGAATAATCTCCTCAATGCTTAATTGTTTTTTCTTAGCCATATATGTTGATGTAAAATTGTTTCTATTTAAATAAACAAGCTCTCATCGCTCTATTAGAGCCTGTTTAACATTCCATATTATTTGATTTCCCTATTATGAGCGTGTCTATCAAATAATATTTGCTGGAATGATTACCTTTTGGTTTTTTCATAAAAAAACTATTAAAGGTCATTATCAAAAAAATTGTCTTTGTGCATTTTCCATGCAACGTAGAATACTGTAATGACAGATCCTATACAAAAAATAATTACTAACCATCCTAATAATTCCATAGATGTAGTTTTAGAAGTTAAAAAAAGAACCAACAGAACAAATTATTAATAAGTCCTGTTGGGTTCACGTACTACGAGTAAAAAACTCGAAGATATTTATTTTTAGTAATCTTCATCAAGGTTTATACCACTTTGATAAAAATACAAAATAATTAATCCGAGTATTACTGGCATTTCTATAAGCCATATAATGCTATTTTGAATTTCTTTATAGTCTTCATTAAATAATAATGATAAGACATAATTGAAACCACAAAACATAGCAATTAAAGCCAGTGGTATTACTGTAAGACCAATGGTAACTAATAAAAAGTTTTTCATGATTAAAATTTTGTTACTTCTGTTTTCCAAATGTTACCTTTTCCATCTTTAAAACTTTTTGTTTTAAAATAGAAACGATTACCCCAATCTTTTGCTGTTTTACAGCAGATAGCGGAGATAGACTTCATTGAGTAATCACTTGCGAGGAATGAAATGGTTTCACCATTTTTCATTTTCTCCAATTGAAACCTCATTGATTCTGCTTTTCTTTTTTTTCTCTGTACTGTTTTATTTACAGTTTGAGATAAATTAGATACCAGATTATCTTGATTAATAGTAATTCCTTCAGGAATTAAAATCTCAAGAGTGAAATTTAACACAATCTTCTTCATAGTTATATGTTTTTGATTTATTTTGATTTGAAGTAGTAGAAATAACGAGACTCGAACTCGTAACCTACAGATTAGAAATCTGTTGCTCTATCCAATTAAGCTATATTTCTAAAAATAAAAGTCAATGTCTGCCACAACGTTGATATCCTCTTTTTTGTAGCTTTTTGTTCATTGAGTGATGTTTTTTGTAATCAAACCCACTTGAGTGCGATGCACATGATGTTATTGATATAACTATCATTGTACAAATAACAATTGAAATGATTTTTTTCATTTCTTTTAATTTAAATGATGTAAAGATTGAAAACGTCTGTGTTTTTTGAAGAATTTAGCATCAACAGTAATTCTTTCTTTAACGCACATTGGATTACCATATTCATGATGAAATTGATCACCAAACATACAATAATCCACAATAGTTGAAACTGTTAACTGTCTCATATATTTGGGATTTAAAGTTGTTTAATTTGAAAAAAAAGCAACAACTTAGACATTGATATCATCTCTGAATGTTGTTGCTTTTCTGAAGTCGTATTCCCTTTATCGTAAAGAACATCCCAAACACTATTAAGGAAACATCGACGTTTTTAATTTTTTGTGACCAATACAGGAGTCGAACCCGTTCAATGAAAACATCTTCTCATTGTTCCACATTAATTGGTCTGGTAAAAAAACCTCATCACTTGTATTCTCTTCTGTTAGAACAGTATAGAGACCTTTGCATGGGTGATGAGGTTTTAAAATAGGAAGTTTCAAACATGATAATCTTCGCGTTGATTAACACATTCTTCTCCTACCGCATTTCAATGATTTTCATCATTTCAACACTTGATAAATTTGCAACTTTATCCATTTGGTTCCTCTTATATTCTTGGCTTCCAGATTAACCAATATTCTGAAAGTTGCTGATCATAATAAACCAGCTAAACGTGTGAAATATAACACTCGTTTAGTTGTGCTGGTTTTTCGGCTGATCCCTAATGGGATCTGTTAACCCGTTTGCATTTATTTGCATTTAGTGGCGGTGGATTCCTAATGAAACCCAATAAATAATCCAAACATTAGCGGAACGGGATATTTTGAATATTGTAAAAAGAAAAAAGAAAAGAAACAACCTCAAGTATAGCATCTTTAGACCGCAAAGGCGTGGATGGTCATGCATGAAGTTGTTTATTGTTTAATCTGCTTTGTAATTAGGTCCATATGGAACCTCTTTCTTTGTTTTAACAGGAGCATCGGTTAATGCGAACTTATTTGTAAGCATTTCTGAGAAAGACAGTTTGAACAATTCCATGCTGATATTTTTTTTCAATTGATCGAAATCTTTTGAAATATCAATGTAGTTCTTTAAACTTTCTTTTACATCATTTAACGACATTGTTGTTGCTAAAGGTTTTAACACCTCTAACAGACGAGCATCAACAACTACTAATTCCTTTGTGTCTTCGACAACATAAGAAAAGTTCTTGATATTTTCGTCGGATTGGTTGGACATTGTTACTAAACGTCCTTTAATGTTAGTTGCAATCATTTCTTTATGAGTTATATTGTTATTGATTTATGATTTCACATTTGGGAATAAAAAACAACCTCAAGTTTTACCAGTTACAATGTAGGTGCACGTTTTCATGTCCTAATTGATTATTACTGTAACTCAAGGTTGTTTTTGATTTAATTGTACAAGAACAATCCCAAGAAAGTTTTTGTTTTTGCTGCCTGACTTCTCTGTTTAGAGCTTCTGAGGAACATCCTCAACGTGTGTTAGCGCACACTTCTGTTTGTTTTGCATCTTTTTTAATGATGATATGCTTGATTATTCATTGATTGAATGAATATTGAATTATAAATGTTATCATAATTCAGTATTAACTCAAAAATCATGCTGATATCGTTAAATTATGCAGATAATCCCTTAAAAAAAACAAATCTCGCTGATATCGTTAATAAGATATAAAGCGATAAAATGAAATAAAAAGAGTGTATTTCTACACTCTTTTTGGTTAGGTTTACAATTAGGAAAGGAAAGGGAGGGTTTTTTACGCCCCTACTTTTGGCGCTTTAGCTGGTTTTTCAGCTAATTTTTCAACTGACACAACTACGTTAACTGGGCGCTCTTTATAAACGCCTGGCTTTACCGTAACGGCTTGACCTTTGCTTTCCATTTCTGGAGTGG